TTAGCCAATAAGTTAGGTATCAAAGGAATGGGTATATCTGACATTGCTTCTAAATTTGGAGTAAATGGCAAGGTATTCGGTACAGAAGGGAAAGTATACAATTCTGATGCATTGAATAAATATGTAGCAGAACGTGGTGCTGTTCCCAATAAGCTTTCTGATTTAGCAAAGGCAGAAAAGCAATTAGCTAATGGAGCTGAAGACTTAGCTTCTAATGGTGGTAAAAATACAGAAATGGTTAAAGCTTTATTAGTAAAGCTTAAGGAAGCCATTACTAAATTCACATCTAAGATTGTTGATGTAATTCCTAATGGTGGTAAAGCTGCAAAATACATTATGAATTTCGGAGCTAAGATATTAGAAAATGCTGCCAAACCTGCTAATATGGCTAAAGCTGTTGCTAAATTAGCTAAATCTACTGCTGTTACTGCTGTATCAGCCACTGGTGTTGGTGCAGTAATTGGTATAGCTGTTACTGCGGGATTTGCTATTTATGATTTCTATAAAGGATATCAAAATGCAGATGAAATGCTTAAACTTAAAGAAGGTACAGCAACAACTGGTATGAAAGTTGTAGCTGGTATCGTAACAGCATTGGTTGGAGCTATTCCTTTCTTAGGAGTAATCTTACCTGAAGATTTTGCTCTTGAATTAGCTATTGAATATATTGGTCCTTTCTTCGGATTCGGAAAGAAAGAATTAGAAGAATTAAGAAGAGAAAAAGGTCGTAAAGATGATCAGTCTACTGTTGATAGTATCGCAGAAGGTGGATCTAATGATAGCAATAGTCAAGGATTTGTTGATAAGCTTAAGAAAATGGTTAGTAATGGAGCAAATTCTATAAGCGAAATAATCAGCAAAGGTAAAGATTGGGTATCTAATAATGCTACTTGGTTAGCTAACACTGCAGCTGAAAAGTGGAATGACTTTAAGACTGGTTTATCTGAAGGATGGACTAGTGTTGTAAATAAAGGTAAAGAAACTATAAATTATGGAGCAGATAGATTGAATGATCTTAGAAAAGCTGCTACAGAAAAACTAAATAAATACTTTGGTGGAGATAGTAGTGATGATGATAAGAAGAAAGATGGGAAAGGAAAACATTCTAGATATGGAAGAGGCAATTTCTATTCTCAATTAGATCCTGCTTATTCTATGCCGTTCAATTCTTCAGCAGACTCTGAAGTTCAATCAATGGCTGATTCTGGATGCGGACCTGTATCTGCTTCTAATGCATTATCATCTCTTGGAATCGATGTAGATCCTAGAATAGCTGCACAATATGCTCTTAAGAGTGGATATAAAGAAACTGATGGTGGTACAAGACCTGAATTCTTTAATAACTTCATGGGAAGAGCTGGTGTATCTACAGAAAATCTGCATGATCCATCCTCTATAAAAGCTTCTTTAAAAGCTGGAAATCCTGTAGTATTAATGGGACAAGATTCTAATGGAGAATCTAGTAGAACTCCATATGCCGAAAATCCTCATTATGTAACTGCTACTGGTATAGATAGTATAGGAAATGTAATAGTTCAGGATCCTGAATCAGATCAACCTAATAAAGTATATAAAGCTAATGATGTATTATCTAAATCTACAGTAGCTATTAGTGCTAGATCCAAGAGATACGGTTCTGGTAAATATGGTAGAAGTAGATATTATGGAAAAGGTAGATCTTCTTTAACTAGTTATAGAACAGCTAGATATGGAACCGGTCCTAGGGTTAGATCTCGCTATGGTAGAGGAAAAACTTCTGCTGAAAAGATGTGGGCGTTAGCTGCATGGGCAGAAGGAAAAACTAATATTGATAAGAAATTAATATTTGCTCAATGGTATCATGAATCTGGCGGATTCACATCTGCTTTAGCTGTAGAAGATTATAACTTTGGTGGAATGACACAGAATGAACCTTCTACATCATCAATGAAACAACCAGATGGTGGAAACTATTACAAGCACTTTGATAATGAAGAACAATGGGCGGAATATTATGCTTGGTACTGTAATAGATGTGATGATCCTCCCCTTGGTGGTTCTAAAGATGTTGATGATTTTGCTCAAAGATTGAAACATAATGGATATTTTGGAGCATCTGTAGAAGAATATGCTAATGGTATGAGGAATGCTCTTAGTGCAATTCCTTCTTCTCCTCCAAATGCAAGATTAATAGAAACTTCTAGATTTGGCAAAGTAGATCCTGGAAGTGCTAAGAATGGATCATCTTCCTCTTCATCTGGAGATAAGAAAGAAGTTAAGACATTCTTTGGGGCTTTTAGTAATGTTGCATCTATATTTGAAAAGGCCATTAGTTTTGGAGATGGCGGAAGCTCTTCTAATAATAGCGGATCTAGTGGTGCCGTTAGTGGAGATAAAGCTAAGAATGCTAAGCAAATCTGGGATTTCTTAATCGGTAAAGGATTAAGTAAAATCCAAGCTGCTGCTATTTGTGGTAATATTGAAGCCGAATCAGAATATAACCCCTCTTCTGTAAATTCTAGTAGTGGTGCTAAAGGTATTTGTCAGTGGTTAGATAGTCGTGCAACTACTTTAGATAATATAGCTAAAAATAGAGGAAAACAATGGAATGATTTAGGTGTTCAATTAGACATGCTGTGGTTAGAAATAGGGCCTGGAGGAAATTATAATAAAATATTAGGTGGATTATCTAGCGATCTTGATACAGCTGTAGAACAATGGGAACAAGGATTCGAAGTTAGTGGAGATACATCAAGCTATCCAAGAAGAAAAGCCTCTGCTCACCAAATACTTAATGGTGAAGGTGATATAACTGGTGGTAATAAAGATCAGAGTGGGAACAATAACTCCAATTCTGGTAAAGGAAAACACAGTAGATTTGGTAGAGGAAAATCTTTATGGGGTAGAGGAGATACAAGTTTCCTAGATCCTAATAGTGGATATAATCCTTATAATTTCGGAATGAACGCAAGTTTACAAGATACTACTAAGAAAGATACTAATTATAATTTATCATCTAAGATGAATGAAAAAACAGGAAATGTTGTTAGTAATGGATTAGCCAATTCAGTGAATAATGCTAAACCTTCTTTAAATAGTGGAGATGATTATACTAAAGGATTCTTTGGTAAGATCTCTGGTATGGCTGAAGCTATTTCTGCTCCTTTATCTAAAGCTACAAAAGCTATTGGCAAATCTATACTAGGTGCTACAAGTTCTTATTTTGGAGACAGTCTGAAATTCTTATTTGGTAATGATAATCCTTTCGCTAGTATCTTAAACATTGGATCTGATTCCAATGGAGGAAGTAGCGGAGGAAGTCAGTCTGGTGGCGGAGGATCCGTATCTGTTCCTCAAAGCGGAAGTGCTGCAGAAGGTATGCAAAAAGCCTTAGGTGGAGCTCCTATCACAGGACCTTTTGGAGAAGACAGACCTGGTCATACTCACAATGGTATAGACTATGGTGTAGATGAAGGAACCCCTATCCCTACTCTTGTAGATGGACCTGTTGATGATGTAGGATCTCAGCCTAATGGATATGGTAATTTCGTTTCTATCAAAGACTCTGCTGGTAATTATCACTTATTTGCTCACTTGTCTGAACAATTAGTATCTAAAGGTGATGTAGTAAAAGCTGGTACTATAGTTGCTAAATCTGGTAATACAGGTGCTGGTTCTGGACCTCATCTTCATTATACTATTTCTAGCGATCCTAATTGTGCTGGTATGACCGGTGCTATTAATCCTAATTCATATGATTTATCCAAAGTTCAAACTTCTAGTTCTGGCTCTGGTAAATTTGGTAGAGGGAAGATGTATTTCTCTTCTCATTCTAAATATGGAATGGGTAATAAAATAGTACGAGTTAAATTCAACAATAACTCTGGTTCCATAGAAGGTGTTGTTGGTAAAGGATCTCCTGGTAATAGACCTAGAATAGGAAAAGCAGGAATGGGTAAATTTGGTAGAGGTGGAATTAAAGGATTCTTTAAGAATGCTTGGAATGGTATTAAATCTTATGGTAGAGATTTCTTAGATAGATTTAAGAATGGTATAAACTTACCACAGATTACAACCACTTCTAATGGATCTCCTTATGAAGAAAATGATATTCTCTATCTTACAAATAATGGATATACAAGAGATCAAGCAATTGATATCTTGTCTAAAGATCCTAAATATGCAAGTAGAGTAGATAACAAACCTACTGCATCTGGAGATACAATTGTAACCTCACCTTCTAATTTACAACAAACTACAACAAGTCAATCTTATACTCAACCTACATCTGTTCAGGCTTCAGTTCAGTCTAATATAGATTTAGGAAATAAGATTGATAAATTAATAGCTCAACAATCTAAAACAAACGAATTACTCTCATCTATAGTTCAATTAGCAACTGCATTTGCTAAGAATGCTTCCTCAAATCAGGCTTCATCGGCAGGATCTGATAAAGTAGCTCAGGCAATTGCAACGTCTACTAGAAATGCTACAGTAGATAGTAATGGTAACTTTACTAGAGTTAATTCTACTAATATGAGTGATTATCAATCCATTATTGATAATATGCAAGCAATAGCTAATAGATAAAATAATTCAGGGATAGCATAATTGCTATCCCTGACATTTTTATAATGATTTAATCTTTTAGGAGGAAACTTTTAATGGAAACATATAAAGTTCTAGAACCTATTCTTTTAAGAGCTACACCTTCTGCTGATGGAAAAATTGTCAGTGGTTTAGATAAAGGGAAAACTATAGATATTATATCTGAAGAAAATGGTTGGTTAAAGACTATTGGTGGAAGATATATTTTAGATAGCAATAGATTAAGAAAGATAGCAAACAAAGAACAAATAGATTCTATCAAAAAAAGAATTACTAAATTGAATCTTAACTTACATGGTGGGGAAGCTAGACAAAATGTTGATGATATAGATTCTTCCATTGTAGGTATGGATGTATATGTAGATAAAAAGGATAAGGACTTAAATAACAAAACTATCGATGCTTCTGCTAAATCAGATAGTGGGAATTTTAAAGTTGTAGCATATACAGAAGATTATGTAGTAATATCTGATGGTAAAGATAATAGATATGAATTAAACTATGAAGATGTAATAGATAAAAAGGCTAGTAAAGATAAAAAAGATGGTGCTGGTACTTTAGCTGCTACTCAAAAAGCTAAAATCTTAAATGAAATGGATTTTAAGCAAACCCTTAAAGATATTAAGGAATCCAGAAGTCTGAGTGATTATGCTAAAGAGCTATCTGATTTTGTGTCAAATTTAAATAGGATGACTATTCATAATACAAGAGCTGTATTTGGTATGCCATATCAATGGTTACCTATAGCAGATACCAGAATAGATAATACTATGAATAATCCATCTTTTGGCAGAAAATATATTCAGAAAATTGTAGCGAGATCCCCTATTCTGGTAATGCAAGCTGGAGTTGCTACATTCCTTCATGGATATAATAGCAAACAACAAGATCAGATTAAAAAGGCATTGCTTGCTGGTATTTCTAGTAATGATGTAAACGAATCCGAAGTAGGAAGATTATTAAATAATTCTGGTAGGTATTATAACTTCAAAGCTATGCCTACTGATTATTTTAGGGCTGTAAATCAGATGTGTAGAACTGTTGCAGCTATTCTTAATCTTGATGATGAAGTAGTAAATGTAAATGGGAACGAAGATAAACTTGGTAGTTTTAACTGGGAATTAGCAGCACAACACCCTTTTGCTGGATACAATAAAGGATCTATCGGATTCTATCTTAACTCAGAAACTCAAGTACAAGAAGGTTTCTCAAATGGTACTCGTCAATCTCGTCTTGCATCTACAGCTAACCAAGTAGGCGACTTAGCAGAAGAAGTAAACTTCTTATTAGGTGGAGCTGCTGGTAAAATAGCTGGTGTAGATATGAATGAAAGAGCTAAACTAGATCAAGGTAGTAGTAGCGATGGTATGATGGGACTTCTTTCATCTTTTACTCATAACATGCATACTATGATGGCTGGTGGACGTATGTATTTTCCTGAAATATGGGCTGATTCATCTTTTATGAGAAACTATGATGTTACCATTCGTTTAGATTCTCCCGATTGTGATACTTTATCTATTTATTTAAATATATTTGTTCCATTGTGTCATATTCTTGGATTATGTATGCCAAGATCTGCTGGTGATAATACTTATGTATCTCCTTTCTTAGTACGTGCATTTTATAAATCATTCTTCCATGTTGATATGGGTATTATAACAAACTGTTCTATTCAACGTGGGGATATTCAAGCATGGACACAAGATGGTCTACCTACTCAGATTACAGTTCAATTAAGTATTAAAGACTTATATGATGTAATGGCTATGGCTACTGGCAAGGGAGATAATGATATGATTGGAAATCCTGCACAATTAGACTATCTTGCTAATATGTGTGGTGTAAATATAGCAGAGCCTAATATGCTTAGATATATCAAGTTATATTGGATTACTAGAATGGGTAAAAATGCTATCAAAGATAATATCGTATCTTTCTGGAGTAAAGCTATGGGATCCGTATATAGAACTTGGAATAACCTTGGTGGAAACCAATCTGGTAATGGATCTATCATGTAATCAATTCTATAATTATACACTATTAATATGAATAAAATATTAATAGTTTCCGGAGGTATGATTAATGAATACATGTGATTATCTATTAGGATTTTTATCAGGTGCATTAGCGTTATATGTGTATTCAGAGAAAACTAGAAAGAATGTAAAGAAGACTAATAGGGAACTAAGAGAGATTGAAGAGAAGTTAGAACAATTAGAAGAGATGAATGATAAGCTTGAAAGAGAAGGATCTTGTTATAAATATTGCTTAAGGAATTATAGGTAAGTGGGAAACCACTTACCTATATTTTTTTATATATAAGGGAACACTATGAATAAAGCAGATATCCTAAAAATAGGAGGTGATAAAAATCAAAACAAGAAAACAAAAAACAGAAATTTATAACCAGAAATTTTCTATGATACCAAAAGATTATCAAGAGAGAATTAACTGGATAATAGATACATACAAAATTTCTGATGCTAAATTAAAAGATATAATAGATACTAAAAATAAAATGTTGCAGCAAATGTATTATATGCCTGAATTGTTTGTGGTAATATATGAAATCCCAGAAGGTTCTCCTAGACCTAGAGCTAGATTTATTAAAAGTAAAGGGAATAATATATTAGCCAATGCTAGATCCAATCCTGGATTTATTCAGGTTTATTCTATAACTGGTGCAGCAGATAAAAAATTTATGCAAGAATTTAAAACTAATAGTGATTTTGATTTTCTAGAATCTCTTATTTATACTCCTTGTAGTGTTAAATATGATGCGTACTTTAAAACACCAAGTATATTTAATGCTAAAGAAAAAATGTTAGCAGAGTTAGGAATGATAAGACCTTTATCAAAACCAGACTTTGATAATGTGGAAAAGAAATATTCGGATATGTATACTGGAAATATATGGGTAGATGATTCTATAGTAATCGAATCTAATTTTAATAAATACTATTCTGAACTACCAAGAATAGAAATAACTTTAAGATATATGAATATGCTTTACAATAAGTATCAATATAAATCAGTATCAAAGAGACTTGGATTGGATGATATAAAATTCTTTAATTAAAAATATAAAGGATGGTATATCATAAATGAGATTAATTAACGATTTAAAAATGTGTGATTCTATTACAAACGATATGGTGAATTATAACGATATCAAAATCAATCTTTTAAAAAATAATGTTTTCTCTGTAGACAATATTACGGAATATCTTGATAATTGGGATGATATCAAGAATGGTAATATTTGCTATAAAGTATTATACAATAATTCAGGAAATTCTTATCTTTACATATATCCTAATTCTAACAAAGATATTTCAAATTACCTTGTAGAATGTATTCGTATGTGTCTAAAACATATTTTATTAAATAATGATTTAAGCTTCTTATCTAATGAAGAAGCAAAATACGTTACTGAAATAAATTGCTTGGATTCTTTTTTCACTTGTGCAAAAATTAGTGATAAAACATACCTTATTCAAATATAAAATCTTATGGGTAAGAGGTTATTCCTCTTACCCAATATTTTTATCTTTTAAAAAATCAATCAATTATATATTATTATAGTGAAGTCCAGATAAGGATTTCCAATATTTAATTAAATATTGTTTAACTAAAACTTTTTTTAAAAGAAGCAAAAAGAGGAGGTAGTACAAATGTCTAAAAAAAAGAAAGGGAACAAAATGGTTAGTTTAAAACAGAATCAAGTGACAACTCAAGTACCGCAAAATGAGGAAATTAATAGCGATACTGCAAATGTCCAATTCATTAGTGAAGGTATTGGACTTGAAGATCTTGTAAAAATCGAAGGAAAAAATTCTAATGTTGTTAAAGGAGAAGAAAGCGAAATGAACAAAGCTCAAGAAACTCAAAGAACTCATAATGAAGTTGTTGTAGAAGCAAAACAACAAAAAGAACAAGCTAAGGTTGCTAGTGCAGTTAAAAAGGTTGAAGAAGCAAAGAAAGAAGATAAACCTGTTGAAACATCTAAAGAAAAGCCTGTAGCTTTAACAGAAAAGCAGATAGCTGAAATGGTTAAAAATGCTAAAGAACTTGATAAAGCTGAATTACAACTTGAACAAGCAAAAGAAAAATCTAAAGTAGAAGCTATTCCCGCTAAAGTTGAAGGAGGAAAACAAGAAATGTATAAACAACAAAATGTGGCAATGAACAGTAATGAAGTACAGGTACCTGCTGATAATACTGTAACTATCAGTAAAGCTGATTTAGATGATCTTATTAAGAAAGCAGTAGAAAATGCTGCAAAAGCAAATGCAAATCTTCCTGCTCCCCAGGTTGCAATTAAAGAAGAAGTAAAAGAAGAACCTAAGAAGGAAGAAGTTGTAGAAAAGAAAGAAGCTAAAGAAGAATCTGAAGAAAGTGATTATAGCTTCTTCTTTGGTGCAGCAGTTGGTGCAGCTGCTGTATATGGTGGTCAGAAATTGTATGAATATCTTAATGATGATTCTGCAGCAGATGATGCTTCTGAAGCATTCTCTCTCATTTCTGACATGTTCTAGAATTTAAAAAGAATATAGGGTACTGCATTTAGCAGTACCCTTATTTTTTTTACATCATACCAGGAGTAGAGTTATTAACAGGAGTTGTAGAATTAGAAGGAGTACTACTGGGAGATGTAGGAGGAGTTGTATGAGTTCCTGATGTAGTAGAAATAGCAGGTGCTGAAGTAGATGAAGGTGTATTAACACTCATAGTTCCAGAACTCTTAGGAGCTGCTGTAGGAGCACTAGATGCACTACCAGGAATACTATTATCTTCCCGAATAGAGTTCTTCATCTTATTCAAAATACTAGCAATTTCATTTTCATCAAGATCAACAATACCTAAAGTATTTACACATTCCATAAAAGAATACATTACTTTTGTATCATTAACCAATTTCTGGAAATCAATATGATTATTTAATCCAGTAGTATAAGCTTCTTTAATAATTTGATTACGATGGATAACTTCTAATGTATTATCAGTCATAATAGAGAATACATTTTTAGCTTGTTCTCTAAAAGAACGTTGTTTAGAACGAATCATACGTACTGCTTCTTGCTGTACATTATATTTCGGATCTAATTCTGTATTAGGATCTCCATTAAAATCCTGCATTAAAGGATCATTAGAATTAATAGTATTATCCATATCATCAATGGTATCTAACTTTTGTTTAGCTTTTTCATAAACTTTTCTAAGTTCTTCTTTTTGTTTCTTGTTACTATCTACAAAATCAGATACAGCATCTTCTACACGATTTGTAATGATTTTTGTAATATCATGAGGAATTGTATCTTTTGTATCAATGATAAAATCTTTAATAGTCTTATCTTCGATTTCAAAAATATTTTTTTCAGGAATTCCTACAGATACAGCAACAGCTGTTGCCTGTTCCATAATAGCATCATGATAAGCTACAATATCTTCATACCATTCATTCAAATAAACACTCTTATTTTTAAAAGAGTTAATCAAATTAATGGTTCCATGTTCTTTAATGAAATTCTTTACAAGATTCTTAGCCAAAGCTTTTTCATGCTTATTTGCATACTGTTCTTTAAGAACTTTTTTAAGCATTCCATCATAAAGACATTTCGTCAACAAATCTGTACGAACTTGTTCAGAGAAGTTATTTAAAATATCTTTATCTACAACAGCTTTATCTTTTTTTGTATAGTATGTATCATATACATCAAAATCATGATTAAGATCTACATCTTTATCAGGATATAAATTAATTGTATCTTCTTTAAGAGCTTGCCGTTCCAATTCTTCACGGATGAAATCCGCATTACTTTTGGATGCTCTTTTAAACATCATCATTTATACGAAACCTCCGATTATTAGTAATTATTCATATATAATTTTCCCAAGAACTCATCTAAGGAGTCAGCAATCTTGGTCACGGTTTCTTCAGGGCAAACCATAAAAATGCATCCTTTAGAATCGCAACATATAATCATTTCATGAGAAGCCCACATGATAGGATATAGTTTATTTCTTTCAAATACAGTTCCTTCGATAGCAGAGTTGCCATAATTTTCACAATTGCCATTTTGATAAACATCATAAGTTAATTGTCTAGATGATGTAATTAGAGGATTAAAATTAAAGAAATCGTATATGCTTATTCCAGGAAGATCTTCTGTATCAAAAGTATCCTTTGATTCAGAAGGGATAATCTTATCATAGTAATGCTTGATTATAAACCTCATTATATCTGATGGGATTTTATAATCATAATCTTTTAACGCATTTTCAATATTATTCTTTTCTTCCCTTGTTATTTCTTTCTCAGGTTCCCAATTAAGATTGTAATCATCTTTTTCAAGATTCGTTTTTGCTTGTTTTCCATATACTAACATATTCACCACTCCTAGAATAAAGGTCCATCAGAAGAGGAAGGATCTGTATTTATATCATCAATCTTTTGTTTCTTATCATCCTTCTTGATTTCTGTAGTAGCTTTATTTTCAGCAGTTTTAGCTTCTACAGCTAATTTATCAGCGATCTTGTGGAAACTATTAGCAATAGCTATTTGTTTACGGATTACAGTCTTTCTATCTCCATCTGTTTGAATATCAGGATTTTCTTCTAATTCATGAGCATTCATTTCAAGAAGATCACCTTGGATATCAAAGTATACAGATACACGTTGACGAGCAGCAAAGAAGTAATATACTACATCTTTAATCATGGGAATAAGAGCTAATACTAAAGGAATAGCAATAGCAGCAGCTTTAATGAAACCAAGAGCTCCTATAAAGTTTCTAGCTCTAGCTTTAATCAGAGGACGAAGTGCATTTTCAACATCACCTGTTTTACAAGCTGTATTAAATTTGCAAATATTTTCATAAAGCAAATGTTCTTTTACTTTAGATACACCAGTTTTGTCAAGAACAATAGTAAGACCATCTTTCTTAGGATCTTTTACATATTCGATACAAGCAGCAATCATATAAGAAACAGAACTAATGCAAGCAAGAGTCATTGTTTCATACATAACTTGGCCAAAGTCTACTTTAGCCATATAAGACTGTGTAAATACATCACTAAGATTTTCAATATTAGAAATACCATTGCTAATTTCTTGAACAGGTTTTGTATCTTCATGGTACTTTTCAAAAATACCCATCAATACTCCAACACATTCACAAAGATCTTTATACTTAGGTAACTTTGTAATATCGCCTTTGGTACGAGCAATATCGCCTTTATCAAAAGTATCAATCTTATTTACAATCATTTGATATAAACGATTTGTAAGAGAAAGAAGGGCAGTATTTTGCTCTGCTTCATCAAGATTATAAAGACGAGTAATCGTTTTATAATCTGTAATATCCATATGCTCAGAAATAGCATCTTTAAATTGTTGAGTCATAACAGCTTCTCCTACAGCACGATTATAAGGTCCATTTACTTGAGGTTGAGGAACACTAGCTTGTTGTTGAGGTGGTTGGTTATTAGCTGCAGATCCAATAGCATTAGCCGGTTTAGGAATAGAATGGCTAGCAGGATTTTCAAATCCATTCTTAGGGTCGCTCATGATCATATTATCCCCATTTTGATTTGTTTCTGCTTTATCAGAAGTCAATTGAGAATTTACACGACCATCCGTATTATTGTTATCTTCATTAATACGTTCAAAAAGAATCATTTTTTATTACCGCCCCTTCACAAGAGTATTAATCATTTTCTTATATTCCCCATTACTCTGTTCACGTTCAAGAGCCATAAAGGACATTGTTTCAAAATTCTTAGTTCCATCATCATATAAGAATTTAATCTTTTCATTTACCGCATCAACAATACCAACACCAATAAAGTTATATCCTCGCATAACTCCAAGCATAGTAGAAGCATTATTTAAGTCTACACGATATACACTCTTAACAACTTCTACTTCTTCTGCTGAAAGCACAAGCATTGTAATAGCTGCACATGCAGAATTATCTCCACGAGCTTTATTATTGATCTTAGCACGATTTGCACGGATTTCAAGCATCTTCCAAATCTTAGAGTCAGATCCTTTATTTGTCTTTGCAACAGCATCAATCTTAGCACGATCTACAGCGAATAAGAAATCTTTAAAGAATTTAATTTCTCCAGTAGTAGCTCTGATGAAATTAAATAAACCACGACGGTCATTATTCTTAAGAACCATACGATTCATCATTTCATTAGAAGATACATAATGGATGATACATTTTACACCAATTACAGCAGTATTAACTATTTCATTATCTGTTCCATTAGCCTGTGTAATAAAGTTGATAATCATCAAGCTAGGAGTTGCTTCATTAGCTTTCTTAATATCTGTAGAGATAATCTGTTTAGAAAGAATTTCAGAAGCATCTTTAACTCTAGAAACAGAGTCTTTGTAAATAGTGCTATTGTTCTTTAAGATATCACTAAGAGTCTTATACTTTTGCATAGTTTCAAGTTCTTGAGTGCTCTTATCTTTCTTAATCGTTTCAGTAGTATTTGTAGTAACGGTTGTAACACCACTATTATCAGCTTTCTTAGTTTCAGTACGAGTAGAATCTGTAATTCTTGTTTCTTCACTAATACTCTTTCTAAATGCTTTATAATCACCAAAGTCTTTGGTAATACTATAATCATTTAAAGAATAGGAATTAATTCCTTCACTAAGCTGAGTATAGTAATCATCATTGTGTGCAAGATCTTTAAGAACTGCTTGAGTTGCTTCATTGATCTTAGCATTACCATATGCAGAGATTTTAACTTCTTCATCAAGCTTATTGGCAAAATCAATTACGTCATCTACATTCATATCACTGAGATCAAGAGTAGTAGAGATATTATTATGGAATCTTTTTAAATAAGCTTGAGCACTCTTAGCGTCGGTAATTTGACTTGCTGCAAACAACATTTGCAACATAGAAACATATTTACGTTCTGCAGCCTTTGTAATCATTTGTGCTTCTTCAATACCAACTGCTTCACTTACCAATACAGGGAAAACAGCTGTAAGCCCTTTAGCTTCTTTAGCAATATTGCTAGTCATTTTAAATTCGCCAGGGATTTTGCTTTTTGCTAGTGTGCCTGTAATTCCACTAGCAATAGCTTCAGCATCCAATCCAAGGATATCTAAAATCCCAGACAGCGGACCAGAACTGGCTTCATCTAAAAGAGTCTTATATTCATGCATGAAATATTTCCTCCTACAATAAAAAAATTAATTATATCGATATAATTATCTTTTCAAGATAATTATGATAATGTCAAAGGATTAGCCTAATACAATAAGATTATAAAATTATACATTTTGACATAGGTATAATGATTGTAACTTTTTGCATTTTGGTGGTGAAAATTTAATGCCATTTTATGACAATTCTAATACTTCGTGGGATAGATTAAACCGAAGATCTTCTGTAGTTACTAGTGATGGAGTAGAAGTATCAATAACAAACACCACTGAAGAAAGTAATAATACAAACGGTATATCTCCTGCGGAAACAGATGAAGAATATGTAAATCTAACCTCAGATATAAATAATCATGAATCTGAGATGAGAAGATTAATGAGGGCTAATGGGATATATGAACCAGAAGATATGAAATACTGGACTACCTTTTATAGATATCCTAGAATAGATCCTTTTAACCATGTACAGGGTGCTAGAGAATATGCTTTCTTTACCAAACCTGATTTACCTATATTAAGATATCAAACTGAAACTGGGTTTGACTATAATAAATCTGGTTGGTTATCAGACGCAGCCAGTCAATTCCCATATTTCAATTGGCTATATTCTCATGGGTACTTATATACAGTTTTAGAAAATTTATGTTATGGTACTAGTGATGGTAGTTCTGAAAAGAACTGCCCATTTGTTCGTATCCTTAGTAATAGAAAAACTTCAAATATTGATATTCCAGACTTAGCTGTAGATGAATTAGAAACAGCTCAAAATATGTTTGGATCTAGAATTCTATATCCAAAATCATCTATTAGTTCTGATGAAAATGTTGACTTTACTATTGAATTTGAAGATACTCGATATCTTGAAATTTATAATTATTTTAAAACATGGGATTATGCTAGACAATTAAAATGGTTAGGTTTATTACCTCCTAAGAAAGAATATATTTTAAATAAGATTCTTTATGATCATATTAGTATATTTAGATTCTTGGTAGATGATGATGGAGAGACCATTCTTCATTTCTCTAAATTCACTGGAGTATTTCCTAAAACCATTTCTAGATCTTCATTTAGTGAAATCCCTCAATCAGGGCCTTTAAAAGTAACCATTGGATTCAAGCTTAGTGGATTCTTTGAAGATATGGAACCAAATATACTTTCTGATTTTAATACTCTAGTAGCTAATTGGAAAGATGGAACTATGACCAATCCTACTTATAATGAAATCCCTTTATGGGATGATTCAATAGGAGCTATGTCTGGAGAAAGTGGAGACTATCCATATATCTATTATCCTAAAGAACCCGACTGGAGAGGCTATAAACTCCCAATGCTTAAATGGAGTACTAATACTGGAAATGACCCTGCTGTATCTTGGGCAAATCAAGATACTAATACCAAATCTGCTGTAGAAACAACAACAGATGAAATTCAAAATGTAGCTAATACAATTGGTAGTTATGCTGGTATTACATTTAATAAAGATATGACTCCTGAAGAGTTGGAAAAGGCTACTGAAGCCAAAAGAATGAATAAATTCTAATATTGGAGGATAGTATTAATGGCGTACAATAGTACAAATATTTTAAATACAGATATTTACAAAGTATCTGAATTTATAGATAAATTAAAAGCCAAATATATAGATATACCTGAAGATACATTGGTTCTTGGTGTATATGGGTACTTATCCTCTATATTTGGAAACCTTTTAGAAAACACAGCAATCACTGCATCAGAATATTCGAATGAAGCTATTCCTACTAAAGCTAAATATGAAAGAAATGTAATTTCTCATGCATTAGCATTAGGGATTAATAGTATTACAGCTAAGCCTGCATATATTGATGTGACTTTGAATATTCCTGAAACGCAGATGGTTCACAATATGAAAAATAATAAATTTGTCATAGACAAAGAATATATTTTTTATATTGGGGAAACCACAAAATATCCTTATCATTTAGATTATGATATTATAGTTACCAGACATTATTTACCTAATGGGGAAGTAGTATATACCGCTAGATATGATTTAGATAATACAAATAAATTATCATCTACAACAAACCCTTATCTTCCTTATCTTGGAGTATTAAATATTTCTGGAGATAGAATGATCTCTATTAAAACTTTAATACGCCAAGTAACACATACTCAAATTTATAAAAAAGTAATTATCAATAATCCTCTTGAAACAAAGATCTTTAGTTTTACATTTGAAGATCAATTAGCATATTTTTATGTAACTGTATCTGAAGAACAAGAAGATGGTACTTATAAAGATGCTGTGTATTATGAACCTATTTATGATGGATTATATGATTATACTTTAGATACCAATAAGAATTTTATCAATTATTCATATCTTGATGAAAAGACAATTCGATTACGTTTTGATAGAGATTCACAACCTAGAAGAAACTCTGAAATAGTTGTTCATGTATATACAACTCTTGGAGAAAAATGTAATTTCAAACTAAATCAATATCAAGAAATGATGCCTTATAAATCTGATAAATACCCTTATACCGGCATGTATATTATCTTGATGAGTATGTCTGATTCTCATTATGGGGATAATAAATTAAATATTAGTGAATTAAAAAGAGCTATACCAGCTGAAGCATTATCTAGAGGATCTATCTCTACATATAAAGACTTAGATAACTTCTTTAATTCATTACAGAGAAATGATTGCAGATTATATCTTCTTAGAAAAGTTCATAATCAAATAGAAAGATTGTATTATGTATATCTTATGATGAAAGATGGAAACAATATTATTCCTACTAATACAATAAATTCTTATATATCTCCTGATGTGTTTGCTAATAACAATAAGGGAAATATTATAATCAAACCTGGGACTAAGTTCTATGCAGATATAAAAGATGATACTGCTAATTCTATTGTAGTATCAGGACCTGATCAGGAAAAAGCATTAGATAAGAGTGGGTTCTTATATACAAATCCTTATCTTATTTGTATTAATAAGAATCCTTTTTACGCTTCATATTATCTAACTCTTGTAAATTACTATAGAGAATTATATTTTGAATATGTAAATAATTCATCTATTATCCAATTCGTAGCAGGAAATGTTCATGTATATAGAAATCTCTTTGATGGATATGATACATTTAATATAGATATGACCTGCTTCCAATCTATAGGTACAGACTTCCAATTAGTAAAATATGAAGATGATGGTACCACTATCGCAGAATTGAACTTTAGAGTATACGCTGTACTGTATAGAAAAAATGATAATGGGCAAGAATATCCCTTTAGATATCTTGTTTCAAACCTTGTATCCTACAATCAAAGTGGATATCAATATGATTTGAAATTTAAGTTTAATATTAATGATTTAATCTCCACTAAAGATAGCTATATCTATTCTCCTAGTGGGTTAAATAATATTAAGAGTGGAAGTGCTATTGGAACTTATCTTCCTTCTAACCTTAAAGTAAAATTCTTCTTTGTAGCTAAAGAAGATTTAGATTATGGAAGAAATTTTGAAATAAATAAAGTGAAAGGAAATTTAGATGATTTAGTTCCTAATCTTGATGGATGGAGTCTATTGAATGTATATTCTACAGGTGATGATGGAATAGATATATTCTATGATTATAGTGATTTTAATAATTCTTATATCGAACTTACTAAAGATGAAGAATTTGGTAATCAAGGATATAAACTTCATAAAATACCTGTAGTAAGAGATATATATTTGAATTCTAATGAACGAGTAAATAAGATAGTAGAAATGATTGATGAAAGAAGATTATATATTCAACAAGCAGTATTCTTATTAGAAGATTCTTTTGGAATAGATTATAAATTCTTCAATACTTATGGAAAATCTAAGATGTACAATATTGATAGAAAAGAAAATATTGATAGAATTAATCTGTCATTGAAATTTGAAGTCAAATTCCAATCTAAAGATGAATCTGCTTCTACTTTAGATGATATCACCAATTCTATTAAAGATTATATTGAAGATATTAATAATCTTACTGATCTTCATATTCCTAATCTGATTACTTATATTACCAATATCTATAGGGATCAATTAGTTTATATTAAGTTTATTGGATTGAATGATTATGAATCTTTATATCAATCTATTTATAAGAACCCTGATATGGAAGATAACTATTTTAAAGAAACTCAAACCATTCCTGAATTTATAAATATAAATACATTACAAGATGGAACTCCTGATATTACTTATAAAATCATCGAGTAGATAATTATGAATATAAAATTTGATTTACAATTATTTGCAAATGAAATAGTGAATGAGAGTCAAACACGCTTAACCAATCCAGATCAAATAGTTCCTTATCAAGATTACAATATCTGGGCTAAAGTATTATTTAATTCACAATTAGAAAATTTCTCTAATTTTGCTAAAGATAAATTAAAGGATTATTTAAAAGAGAACGTGTATTATCATAAATATACTACAGAAGAAGAATCATTAGATCCTGTAAAGAAAAAAGAATTCTTTAAGACTATGCATTTTACTAGCAATATGGAGCAAGCATTTTATAATATGCTAAATGCTAAAGATCTAAGTCCATTTATTAGATACACAGATCCTACTTTTTGTGATAATATGACTAGATGTTTTACTAGTTGTGCCAGTTTAGAAACAATAGATCTTTCTCCTTGGGCAGGTAAACTAAATAAAGTTAAATATTGCAGAGATATGTTTAAGAATGAATCTTATCCTAGTGCAGATAGAGGAATAAAAAAATTAGATTTATCTATGCTTTCATTTCCAAATGTAGAAAATACAGATAATATGTTTGGACAATTAGAAGGATTGACTGAATTAAAAGTTCCTAATATGGGTCAGAAACACAGATTTAATAATGCAAGATTGATGTTTAATGATCTCAAGAGTATTAAAACAATAGATGTTACTGGAATAGACTTTTCTAGAGTTGGTAATTTTGAACGAATGTTCTGTAATTGTGAAAATCTAGAAGAGATTAGAGGCGTTATCGATATGACTGCCATTGGTAATACCTCGTTTGGGTGGACCGATAACCTTGATGATTGGATACAAGATCTGGCCCCTCCTAATGTAGCTGCAATGTTCTTTAATTGCCCTAAATTGAAAAAAGTAACAATAATGACAGGTATATTTTTAAACGACTCTATTATTAGAAATACTGGTAGTTTGAATAGTACTTGTGAATTAGAAATTAGAAGAGCTTATGAATCTTTTGGAATAGATGCAAAGATTGAGGTTAAGTCTTCATGATATAACAATCATATAATATATTTTTAAGAAGGAGGATTATTTTTAATGGCAGCTCCTAGTATTACTATTGTAGACGATTCTGATCGTTCTGTAACGAATTGGGATGCGGGTGTAGTTCAAGCTTCTAATGAATCTCCTGTATTCAGTATTTATGTATGGAATAATCGTAATGGATCGGCTGCTATTTCCGATCTCAAAGATGCAACCATTACTGCTTTAGACATTGATGGTTCTGCTAATAGTGAAGTTATAGTAGGTAAATGGGTTCGTGTAAACGTACCTAAGATTGATGGAAATGTTAATGTTTGGACACCTGTTGGTGGTTCTGATGCAAAACATTTACAGGCTGAAGGACTTGTAGGGTCTGGTGATTATACAATCAAAGGCACTGTAAATGATGGTAATAAAAATACTACATCATCTAAGCAAAATTATTGCAAAGTAAATATTAAGGTTGTAGTACCTGTGAATGCAACTCCTGGTACTAAATCCTACAAAATCCGTATTAACGGATATTATGTTTAATTATAATTGGAGGAAATATTATGCCTGCTAATTTAGGTCCTGTAATTACTTTATATAATGAAGCAAATACTAGTACTGTTGACACATGGAGTGTTGGTACTGTAAAAGCACAAGAACCCTCGGCTGCATTAGTAGTAAATATTTGGAACAACCGTGGAAATAATACAGAAGACCATTCCGACCTTCGTGAATGTACTCTTACTGTTCTTGATGCTAATGGTAATACAGCAACTGAAGATGTTGCTCGTGATAAATGGGTAGAATGCAAAATGAAAGCTGAATCTGATTGGATGAAAATCGGTGGATCTGGTTCTGCATTCGCATCTAAGAAAGTTACTGCAAACACAGCTACTGCTGGTGAAGGTATTCTTAAAGGTACTATGAATGATGGACAGTTAGATACAAGCGGAGCTAATGTTGCTACTGTATCTTTCCGCATCAATGCACCTATCAATAGTACACCTGGTAATAAATCGTTTAAGATTCGCTTAACTGGATATTATACGTAATATAATCTAACCCCATCCCATTAAATTGGGATGGGGATTTATAAAAAAATAAGGGAAGGTATAACAGATAACTTCCCTTACGATTCTCTACCAACCATTACTGGTTGATAGAGAAACCTCGACAACCGATCACTTGCCGAGGATTTTGTTCCGAATAGATCGGACCATCGGGATTGACGAGGTCCTTTCTATCAGGGTTGGCTTGCCTAACCAACAATGATACAATAAATATTGTATCCTCTTCCTGACTCGGGAGGTCAGTAGTAGGGCCGAAGCCGGTCACACTAACGGGAACTCCGTTAATGTCACCAACTTCATTACTCACGAACCCCACTCTGGCGATCGTACCAGACGGTTCGTAAGTAATAACCAGCTCCCCATCACGATAGATATTTACCGGATGGGGAGTAAGGTTTATCACCTTCATACTATTCACCTCCTTTAAAGTCAGTATGAAGGACAAGGGAGACTTATTTCAAGTCTCCCTTGTCACCAAACAAGTCCCTATACATATCTCTTAAAGGACCATCGTCAGATGATGTTATATCATCTGACTTAGTTGACTTAGATTTGGAAAAGGTCTTAGGATCTATCGACCCAAAATCCTTTTCCATTTCTTTTGCCCAGTCGTTAATCTGAGCACAAGTTTCCTTACGAATTTCTTCGCAAGTTTTTTTCACAGATTTGGTTATTTCTTCATAATCTAAGTCTGCTTCTTTCCTTTTTTCAGAAAGGACTTCATTTCCTTTCTTTCGGAACTTGCTCGCATTGAGCGAGCAAACTATATCCATAATCAGCTTACCCTCTTTATCAGAGTTAAAGCTGACCTGAAAACTTTCAATCATGTAATTGAAAGTTTTCCGAATTTCCTTCATCTGCTCAAAGATGAAGGAAAACTTATCCTCTCCACGAGGAAGGAATTTATCTCCCCCATAAAGAGTAATATCCTTTTGAATATTCAAAAGGATCTTGTCAATATCGAAGCTTCCCACGATATCAACAATAATTTCATCTTTCTCATTTTTATTTAATGAGCAAGACAAAGATTCCAGGCCTTTATCCTGGAAAGATCTTTCAGTGTTTTCAATGGTGCTAACAATAGCACCAAGGGTTTTTACATTTTCCAACAATTTAATAGACATGATAATCTCCTCTCTGCCAGTCCTTATACTGGCACGAAACAAAGTTTTGGAACACAGTAAGTATTCCCTAAAACGAAATAAAATATATTCCTCTTTCACTATTATAATATATTATAGTAAAAGCGGAATTTTACAAACAGAAACAAGCGAAGTAACTATTAATATTCGCAGATAGTTACTTCACTCTCAATATCACAGTATACCATAACTTTACACCTCCTCTTTTTTATATTTTAAAGAGGTGTAAAGTTAGGCAGTTCTTTCTAACTCTAAGAACTGTCTAACTTCTTCTATCATCTCATCTATAGAGATGATAGGATAAAACGATGACGATTCAGAGAAAACATAAACATCTTCTCTTGTCATCTTTGAGATGAAACTTTTCTTCATCTCAACAATATCAGGGATTACATCTGAATCCCCAGCAAGTATATTACAATCGTAATATACTTTGTTATCACCATTAGTGGCGATAATTTTAGAGTTTATAATGCTATAAACTCTACAAATTTCTTTCTTAAATTCAGTCCAGCTTAGTTCAGTAAGTACATATTTTGAACTAAGATCTTGCTTAAGAATAATATTTCCATTATCCTTATCACAAGACAATATGTACTTGACAGATGTGCCAACTACTTTAAAAACGAACTTTATTTCTTTCATTTTAAATCCTCCTTCTTGGCACTCCCCAGTGCCAACCAAATAAAACAACTAAATTAAAATAAGTAAGAACTATGCCTTTTAAGCATAGCTCTTACAATGGTCGATCAATTCAAATCGACCGGCAAGGACATCTTCCTTAGAATATCCTTGCCAAAGTAAATCATGGTAATTTACTATCAGATTTACTTTTCCAGAAACTTCTTCTGAAGTTTCTGTAAGGAAGTAACCCTCTGGGGTTGAGTTATAAAACGCAACCCAATTGATGGGGACTTCCACTTCATTACCATTTAAAGCAATGGTAATGAAGTTGTTGTCAAATTCTTTAATAGTATAGCCACTATTAAAGAATTCTTGACTTCTATAGAAGTCAAGAAAATGACTGTCCCATAGCTCTTTTTGAGAGCTAGGAGCATAGGAAATTGCCATATAAGCAATTTCTTTAAGACGGGTTGCTTTGAAGCTATAGGCATGCCCGTCTTCATCGGTCAAGATAACCTGACCCTGTTCAAACCAAATTTTACTAACTTTCATCTAAATCTCCTCCTTCTGGGATATTGCTATCCCAAAACAAACTTTTATTTTATATTCACTATAATAATATACAATTAGAAAAGTCTAGTTTTACAAAAAATAAAAGAGGATGGGAATCACCCCATCCTCTTATTCTTAAATTAAACTTATCTCTTTAATAGACTTTATAAATTCTTTATAAGATACTTTCTTTTCATAAATAGTAGAAGTAGCTGCTTTATATGTAACCTCATTTAATTCTCCTTTATTAACAGTTATCTCCTTATTCCATACTTTCTTTACAATTAATAAATCGCAATCTTTTATCTTATCATCAATACTATTACTTCCAGAGATGATATAAGTCATAGTGTATTTCTCTTTATCTAATCCATTTATATAATTTAGAATCATACTAAATTCTAATTTATCATTATTATCATATGCATTGGCAACATTTTTTATACATCTAGATCTACCATCACTAGCAGATCCAGTTTCTAATAAATCCATTATAGTTCTAGAATGATAGATCTGTTTATAATCTGTTAATATACAGCTAACATAATTTTTATTTATTTTCACATCTATCGATAACGTTCTATACCCAAAATTATCTTTACTTTCTAAGATATTTTTTCCATTAAGAGATAATTTAGAAATCATGCTTATTAATTTTTTCTTTGTTATTCTTTCTTTAGGGCAAAGTTGTGTTGTATATACTGCACAATCTAAAGGAAGTCCATTCGTTATATCAAACCAGAAGTAACTACCAATTCCTCCATTAATATAGATATTATATACAATTCCTTCAGAAATTTCTTCTCCTTTTTCTATTAAGACAGGAATCTTAATCAGGCATTCAGAGTCATATCCTTCTTTTTTCATCTTGAATAAAAATTCTCCTATATTATTAAGAGAATCTGAACTATACCAAACGGATCTAGTAGAACTACAATTGTCGCATAAATATTTTCTCAACAATTCTAAATTTCCATATAATAATATTTCCCTAAAATCAACATTAGGGTCATTAAAATGGTCCATGAACTCTTTAGAGCTCATGAAAAGATCAATTTTGATATCAAATTGATTATCCTTACAAAACTTAAATAAAAACTTTATCTCTTTCATTGCGAATACTCCCCTTCTAAAACTAAGCTATTAAAATATCTCTTAACTCTTCTGAGAATTGGTTATAACTAATTTTCTTATTATTTATTATACATTTACTATATCCACGAACCCCCTCAGATTTATTTTCCTTAAATACACTCATGGTGTACTCGTAATTCTCAAAAGTATTATTCATATTTACATTGGATACAACAAACTGGATCATAACATGAATGTTATTTATTCCATAATAATCAAGATTAATTTTAAATTTAAGATTTATATCATCCTCTCCACAATCTCTTTGAATAGTTTTTATAAATTCAACTAACTCTTTATCTTTATAATTAATTATATTAATGAGACTATTATGTTCAAGAACATCAAAAAGTGTTATTTCTGTTTTATATGATTTACAATCATATGATATTTCTGAAGGAATATTTGTTGCATACATATCGCAATTCGGTCCAATAATTCCATTTTTTACTTCTAATATTTCACCCATTTCTTTATTGAGATTAAATTTGCATAGTAACATATCTACAAAATCGGTATCTACTGAAGGATCAATTTTCCTGATAAGCGTAAACCCACTTTTAGATGATTGTATATTAAAATATGATAGTTTATTTCCTTTATCATTTTTATCTTTAGTAACAACTAATACAATATCAGAATCTGTATTTGAATATTTCTTTTTAATAATAAAGGGTATACAAATAACGTAAAAATATTCTTCATTGTCAAGATTATCTAAATTCATAACTTTACAAATCAATTTACTGAGATCATCACCATTTTCTTTTTTAATACCATCAATCCTATCTAGATACTTCTTTATTTGTTCAGGTCTAATAGAAAATAGTTTTAAGTAATCTTTTTTATTTTCTTTCAATAAATTATAAAATACATTAGAAGGAATTTTATAATTAGTGCAATTATATCCACTAAGGTTTTTCTTATCATAGAAACTGAAATACACACAATCTTCCATTCGATTTTCACATCCTTTCTTATTTTAATATCGAATCTTTCCTTATTCTTCTTAGAAGACTAATAAGAACTACTAATCTCTCAAAATCTTTAAAAGACCCTATAGTAATATCTCCTGAATAATCCTTGGCGTTGGAATAAAGCTCTTTGTAATATGTTACAATAGAATATTCTAACTCAATATCTTTATCTGTGGCTAATGAATTCATACTAGGAAGAACTATATCAAGGTCTCTTCTAATATCAGTATAAATACTATTTTTATACTCATAAGAAAAAGTGACACATACATATTTTATATATTTAGAATACTTTTCATACAAATAAAAATTTTCTCTAAATCTTTTTAACTCCTTATCATTTTCTTTAAGTTTTAAAATATTATCTATTATTTTAGGATTTCTTACTATTTTTTCCGGATAAACTAATTTAAAACAATAATGATACAATGCACTATTACTATCCTTTAAATATTCTTTAATATTATTTTCCTCTTCTTCACAAGATATATTTTCATTCTCTATAATAATATCTACAATAACACAGCATATAGGTTTGTAGCTATATAAAATTCTATTAACCAGAAAATTTAAAATCCAATCTATTATTATCATTTTCTAATACCATCCTTCTCTTTCATCTTCAATTTGGTTTCTCATAATAGCTTTTGATATATCTCGTATATCACGATAAAATTCTTTATAATTGTCAAATTGCTTTTTGAAACTTCCAAACTCATACATCATACGCATAGTTACTTCTTCTAATCTAATACCAATATTTTCTTTATTCATCATGGTAATCCTATTTTCTTTATTATCAATAATCACGGTATAGTATATATGATTTTTATCTACATACCCATCTTCAATTATAAGTAATTTACTAAAATATTTAAACCCAAACTCAACAATGATCTCATTAGAAGAGTTTAAAAGATCTTCAAAATCTTTATATTTTTTAATATTCTCTTTAAATCTTATTATCTCTTCATTCATATCTAATGATGTAGGATAATTCAATATATTTGAAATAATATTCTCAGAGTTTATTATGTAACCAGGATATTTTATATCTGTTGCAAAACTAAACATATCAACTGTATTATCAGTCCCTATTAAGTTTTTTAAATTTTTATACTTTTCATCATCTCTATCAACAGATATCAAGACAGAGAACCTGCATATAGGTTCTCTATTTCTATGGCGTGAAAATAATTTATACCTACTAAATAAGCTCTTTATAAAATCTAACATTCTCAATCTTCCTTTCCTTTAAAACAATTATTTTTTAGCACTAAATATACTATATCTTCCTGAATCGTATAGTTTTACTTCTGCTATACTACTAACAACTCTATCTTCTTTATCAAATTTAGCATATTTCTTAGTTTTCTCTACATCGATAAAGTAATTAATTCTGCTTAGATGATTTTTAAGAAATAATCTTTTAATGTTTATTTTCGGTGTATCTTTAGTTAAACATTCTTCTTTAATTCTATAAATTTTAAATCTTATATATCTATCATTTTTATTATCATAAATAATTATATGACCATTGTTTATTCTATTTACTCTGATTATTAAGAAATCTTTAGGAGCCATCCCTTCATAAGTCCAATCCATCTTGTCATAATACCATTTAATTAATTCATCATATATTTCTCCATTAATAGAGAAATGCCATTTAAAATCATCTTGATAATAAAAATATTTATTCTTTTCTTCATCATAACGACTTATTTTATATTTTTCAAGATCTACAAATTCTGTTGCCATATTAAACTACTTCCTTTCCAAATTAAAATCTAGGATATGGAATAAATCCATATCCTTTTAATCTTTTTTACTTTTTACACGACTAAGCCTAGGTTTAAGACAAGTGCAGTGTACAGTACCTGTCTTATCATATACAAAAGGAATTTTTTCCTTTTTATCAAGATAAACTTCAAAGATAATATCCTCGATTAGTATAACATTATTATCAGGATATACTTCTTTAAGACTTTTTACAGCCTTTATATATTTCTTTAATTTATTAATTCTAATAAAGTAAGTATCTTTTAATTTCTTACTACACCAAGATTTTGTAAGTTGTTTAACGTATAATCCAGTTTCTGTTTCATCAGCTCTAAATATTCTAATTTTAAAATAAGTATCCTGCTTTCTATTATGGAAAAAGATGTATCCATTATTAGTTTTAATAAATCTTATTATACTAAAATCATTTTTATTCATCCCTTCATAAGATCTATTGGTTGTATCAAACCACCATTTTATAATTTCATCATAAATCTTTCCACTAATAGCATAGAAGCTGCAGTCCTGGCATTCAAAACCGATATATTCATCTTTTTCACTATCATAAGTATAATCCCATTTTTTAATTCTTATGATATACTCTCTATCATAATCATACTTAAAACTTTCTATTTTCTTCTCACCATCTAAACAAATACTAACTGTAATGATATTATTATCTGCATTATAGCTTATTATTTTAACATCTTCTCTATTCGAATATGTATATTTAGAGTCTATATTGTATAAGCTATCCATTATAACACTAGCATTGAAGCTATATTCTTTTGTATTATTGCCACATATTTGAGAATAATGATATAGATCATAAGTCTTATTATAATAAAAATTATCAAATTTATTTTTAGCCATATTCCCACCCAATAATTATTTTAAACTTATACTTCTAAACCTTCTATTTATTTTTTGCAAACAGCAATAAACGTAGGATTATGTCTATCGACCCCTTTATAAAAACCACAGCCTTCTTCATAATAACTATAAGGACCGTCATATTTAGCAGGTCGGACTTCTATTATCCCATCTGCAACACCAAGAACTCCTTTAGGATTTAATGCATCATCAACCACTTCTGTTAGAATTGCTAATTCTTTTATTTTTTCAGCATCTATAAAATACGGCACACGATCTTTTTTGTATCTTATAGGAAACTCATCTTTTAATATAAATCTTATTTGTATTTTAGATTCTTCAGGAGTCTTTTCATCAGCCTTTAATACTTTAATTCTGAGGTAAACATCACGAATATAATTATGAAAAATCATATAATTACCAGCAGATCTATGTACTCTGATTAATCTAAAATCCTTTTTACTCATACCATCATAGATCATTTTCTTCCTTTCAAACCACCATTTTAATATAGTATCATAGATATTTCCAGTAATGGAAGCATACATTATGCTATAGCCCCATCCAACATATTCATCTCTTTCTTCATTATAATCATTATTCCAATTTAATAAAGTTATTTTGTGTGGCTTATTAATCCTACGATAAATAAAAGCTTCTGTTTTATAATCATTTTTAATCTTTACATTTACTACCATTCTATTGGATTTATTATCATAATCAATTATATCAACATCAGATTTGTTTAAAGAAAAATAGTCTTGGTTTAAATTATACAGTAAATTCATTACTATATCACAATCAAACATGTAAGCATGAGTTTCAATACTATTATCTTCTCTTTTATATAATTTAGCATACCAAAATTTATTTGAATGCTTACAATATTTCGAAACAGATCCTTCATTTATAAGAACATTATTGTTTTCCATTATTTTATCTCCTTTAAATAAAAAATAAAGTGGGGAAATTAATCCCCACTTCTTAAACTATTAGTCATTTAGATATCTATATCTAACGAATCCTCCTTCTGATACAGTGCGACTACAGAACCAAGTTCTTTTTTCTGCACTATGACTAGTTGTGTTTATTTCACATGCATAAGACGTATTTACTCTCTTAGAATTGTAAGTAAGATTTTCAAACTGCACATGAACACATCTTCCTTTACCAATTTCTTCTATCGTCTTTTCAATTACGGGTATCTTTATATATTCATCTGTTTTTAAATTATGAACAATGAATCTGCGATAGCAATAATCATCTACATCAATGATTTCAAAATCAGATTTATCATACCTTGCTCTTTCGCAATTAACTCCTATGTGTTCATAAAGTCTTACAATGATCTTTTCATAAAGATCCCCACCAACAATGCATTTTCTATCTGTATCCAGATTCGTGCAAACATATGTATCATCTTTTCTTACATACATACCAAAGAAATTTTTATCTCTGGGTTTTCTTGAATTAGTAGATTCAAGATTGTTAAAAATTTCTTCTACTGTTTCTATCTTCTCTTTATCAACAGTTTCATTGTTGTTTTTTGTTTTATCTCCATAAACAACTTCTATCTTTCCGAGAAGATCATTCTTTACTCCTGTTTTAACCTTTTTATCATTATCATATTTATGATAAGTAGATCTATTACTAATATCAGGACTATCCATGAAATTAGAGTTGTAATTACAAGGCAGCTGTCTATAGTACTCATTAAAAAGAGTTCTTCTTAAACCACCAATGTTTCTCTTATCATAATACAATATAGAATAAGGATGCTCTGCTTTTTCATCAGGAAAACTGATCATTTCAACATGATTTACATCCAGATTCATAGAAACAAACGCCCAACTTATAGGAACATTATATTCCTTTTGAAGAGTTCTATTTTGAACAACTATATCCCCTTCACAAATAGTTCCTAAATTAATAAAATTAAATCCAATAACTATGAAGTCATCAAAGAATCCATAGACTTTATTCCGTTGCATGAATTCTTTATAACTTTTAAGACTAGCAATTTCTTCAAGCTCTTTCATAGGAAGACTATCAAGAATGCTCCTTGCAAAATAACTTAAATAATTAGGATCAATACAAATAGCCTCCATCTTTCTTTTGTCTACAATAAATTCCTTTCCATTGTCCTTTCTAAACCTAAAAAATCCTTTCTTACAATACAATTTGTTGCTCATACTACTAATCTCCTTCCCAAAAACAAAGTTATTCAAATTCAATTGAACTTTTCATATTTATAATATATAATTATTTACTATTTTTTAAACTTTTATATAATACAATATATAGGAGGCTGAGCCAATGTTTGAGATTATACCGATAGTACCTTATATGCTCTATGTAAATGAAAACAGAAAAAATTTTAAAAAGATAGTACCATATCTAAACATGAATGGAGGAACTTTGTTTAAACCTGGGGTAAAAGAGTCTTTAATCCCTAGAAGATCCACAACCAATTCTGTTGGATATGACTTCTTTTCTCCTGTAAAGATAACTCTTAAAAAAGACAAGATGTATCAAATACCTACTTTTATATGCTGCAATCTAGCCAATTTCAAAGGACCTAATAATGTGGTAACAGACCCTTATAAATTCTTAGCTATGTATCCTAGATCATCATATGGATTTAAATACGGAATGCGACTGAACAATACAGTAGGGATTATTGATTCAGATTATTATGCAAATAAAGATAATTATGGTCATATAATCTTATCAGTATCTGTTGAAAAAGAATTAGAAATAGAAATAGGTGATAAGATTGCACAAGGGGTTATTCAACAGGCATTTATATTTAACGATGAAATACACACTGATAGCACTCGCAATGGCGGTATTGGATCTACTGGAAAATAAAAAAGAAAACAACCCAGAGGAATAAATCCTCTGGGTATCATTTTAGTATAATTTGGTTTCAAATACTTTAGATGTACCACATTCAAGAAGAGTTTCTTCTTGTTCTTCATAATCTCCATATTGAATACAATACTTACCAGAGAAATCAGTATTCTTAAGAGTGATAGTTACTTTGATATTCAAGGTTCCACCAATAGGTACATTTAAAATTACCTGAGCATTGAATTCTTTGGTATTGATATCATATCCAATATAATGACCTATGGTTCTCATAGGAACATCTTTCATATTATTATCCATTACAACGTCTACAGTTCCTTGTTTATATTGGATAACGTTTTTATAATTTACTCCATCTTCTTTATTTTCTGTAATAGGAAGATATACATCTCCATCTTCTCCACTTTCTACATAGATCTTAATTTCTCTATCTCCAATAGTAATTATACCATCTTTTGTATTAAAGAATATCTTAGATCCATTACCAATAAGACCAAATTCTTCAATAGAATCTTTTTTAGATTCTATTTCTTTATCATAACTGTATCCATTTTGTTCATCATCATATTCATAAACAGTACTTCCATCTTCTCTTTTAGCATACCAAATAAAAAGTTGGTTAGAGATAGGGGACATATTATTTTCAATATAACTGGGCATAATCTAATTCCTCCTGTATCTTATAAAAAATATAAGGGGGAGAGTGTCCCCCTTTTTCTTATACTTTTGTCCTATTTCCTTTAATTATTAAAATTATTCTTATACCAATCTTCTCTTCTATAAAACTCAACAACTATCTTTCTTTGAGGTTCTTGTACATGTGTTAATGATCTTATAAGTCGTTTAGGTTTTTCAGTAGAAATAGTATCAGGAATATAGCTTAAAAACTTGTTCACAGTTCTATCTTTAAGGGCGTGTATTCTTTCCTCTGTATCATAAAATACCTCTTCAGAGAGGATATTCTTAACAGCACATATCAATTCCTTTGCGTCTTCTTTTACTCCCATTTCAATTCCTCCAAATGGCTCATATGCCCTAAATTTAAACTACATAAAGTAATGAATTAGTTTGCTAGTCGGTAAGTAATCTAATTCATTACAACTTTATTTCACTTTACTCTTCCTTTCTCTTTCTGTTTCATTGTACACATTTTTCATTGAGTGTGACCCTCCTAAACGAAATAATAGATATTAAACGTGGTTTGTCAATTCCCTCCCCTAGAGCTTCGTGAGGCTCTAGGGGCCTTCCTGTCTTTTTATCTCTTTTTACTTTTTATAAGATATTCGTAATACACACATCCACCTAAAACCAATGCTACAAGATGCATAATTCTATTAGGGGATTTAAAATCTTTAGTAAATTCATCATTTAAAAATACACCTAATTTAGGCTCTAATGCGTTATTTAGTATTTTTCTTATATCTTTAAAATTCTTATCCTTAACTTCTAATAACTCATCTCTATATCCTTTAGACTTATCATCCAAATCAAATATATTTAAGAATTCTTTTACGGACATATTAAATCCTGCTGCTCCAGCATGACCTCCTCCATTAAAATACTTATTGGTAATATAGGACATAGGAACATTTGTCTTTAAATACTCATCACTAGTATAGATACTAGCTATTAAAATCCCATCAAGATTATTAAGATTTACTTTATCCTTATTGATATGGATAAGCATATTTACTGTATTCTTTTCTTCTCCTTTTTGAATATCAAATCTTGTTGAATTTCCTCTTCCATAGATTACTTTAAATTTTAGATCTAAGATACTAAACTCTTCAGTATAATCTACAGTATTAAGTACATTCAACTTCTCCATATAAATTGTATATAATCTTTTACCATATTCCAAATACTTATCAAGTACTTTTTCTTTATCATCAGCTGTAAGCAATTCAGTAAAGATATCAGATGTATCCTGCATCATTCCAGAATCTGAATAGAGTTGTTGGAGATATAATGACTTAGTATATTCCTCAGGATACTTTTTATCTTTTTTAGTGTCATAGATACTGATCAACCCAGATACTTGAGAGGAATCTTTAAGGTTATCTCGAGAGATAGCTATTCTTGCATCATGTTCAAATTCTTCAGCTAATTTTATAAATGAAGAATAGAGTAAAGCATGCGTATACCAGCATGCAGAATTTTCAGAATAAATAAAATAAGTAAACTTTCCTTTATGCTTAGCTGCTAAAGAAATAGATCTTTGATAAAGAGAAGTTTCATGGTGATCAATCCACACTACCTTATCATAAGCATTAAGCAACTTTTCAAAATCTTCATTCTTTAGAGTTATATCTAAGACAAATACAATTCTTCTTCCTTTAAGATTTTCGTTTCTTTTGGATATGAAGTTATCGATTATCGAAGCTCCTACATAGTTTATAGCTACTGATCTAGAAACTATATTTCTATGCCGTCTAAAAGAATTCAATATCAAAGCTGCAGAAGCATCTCCATCTAAATCACTATGATGGAGTATATCAATATTTAATACATCCCCACTTAGATCTTCTTTAGTTAATATTTCAAGGTCTTCTTTATCAGCATAATGAATTATTGCTTTTGATCCTTTGTTGTCGCTATTTCTTATCTTTAATTCCTTTTCCCCTTCAATAGTAAACATTTTTTCATCAGTCTTATACTGATCTTGAATATCTCGAACCATTTTCAACATACAATCAGAATTTCCAATTCCTTTTCCAAATTTACTGTTTTCTTTTTCCATTGTTTTAATCTCCTTTTGAAATAAAAATAAGATACCCAGTAGGAATATATCCTACTGGGTAATTAAGCATTAGTTAGAATTCGTATTGAGAAATATCGACATTTTCAATCAGTTTAAACTTATCATCATTGACTCTTCTGATCTCTTCAATTTCATTACTGATATCCTGAGTTGTATATCTAAGCAGCTTTCTATTTTCAGGACTTAATGTAGATTCACCGATTTCAAGATCATTAAGAGAACCTAACCCTTTTGCACGTTCAATATTCTTAGGTTCAGAATTTCTAAAAGTACTAATAATTTGATACAACCCAATCTTCTTACCATTCAGCAAATATCTCTTTTCAGATTTATCTAAGTAAGGAAGTAAAGGAGTACAAGCATTCAATAATTGATCATTGAATATGATAGTGTGTTCTCTATCTCCATGGATACCATTTACTAACCCATTTATAAGAATAGAGTTGTTTTTCTTTTCGCATTTAAGATACTTATATTTCTTAGAGATTGTATCTTTGAACTTATTGAAGTTCTTATATGCTTCATTTCTAAGCAACAGCAGATCTTCTAACAAGATAGGATCAATCATATAATTGCTAGAGATTCTATCCATATAAAAATCATAATTGTTGTTATTGATAATCAAAGAAGAGATTTCATGTTTAGTAAATTCTTTCTTTGAAGGAAGATGAGCAATCTTATTTTCTTTACAGAACTCATCTCTTACAAATTTTGTGAAATCATCTTTATCAATAAAATATCTCCATTTTTTAGTACCTTTATTTACATGATACAACGGAGACAATACTGCATACACTCTACCTTCTTCAATAAGAGGTCTGCAATATACTAATAAGAATTTAAGTACCAAAGATCTGATATGGAATCCATCATAGTCAGCATCTGATAGGATAATAATCTTATCATACTTACATTTAGAAATATCAAAGTTTTTACCATATCCACAATTAAGGATAGATAATATAGCTTGAACTTCTTCATTCTTTAAAAAGGCTTCTCTTGATTTAGAGAATGCATTAGACATCTTTCCTCTAATAGGGAAGATAGCTTGATATTTAGTATCTCTTGAAGTTTGGCAAGGAGAAGCAGCTGATAACCCTTCTACTATAAACAATTCAAGATGATCCTTATTTTCTGCTTTAATAAATCCTTCAGGAATACCTGTAATGGTGTCTCCTTTATACTTCTTAATTACATTTGTCTTTTCTTTTTCTGCTTTAGATCTAGCAGTTGCTACATCTTTAAAGAAGTTACAAATCTTTTGCAAATCTTCAGGATTCTTTTTAGACCAATCCTGCAATGCTTTAAGAGTTACATCTTTTACAAAAGGTTCAAGATCTCCATTTTTACATACATTCTTAGCTTGCCCATCAAACATTACATTCATATGTGCAGATGCTACTGCTCCTACTAATCCTGTAAGGATATCAGAATTCGTAGCTTCTATCTTTCTTTTGCTATTAGCTAAGAAGATCTTATTCATATACGTCTTAAAGAAATCTGTTACTCCTCTAAAGAACCCTCTTGAAGGAGTAGATAACTGAGTATTTACAGGAGACATATTTGCATATGTAGTTACATCTGCTCCTGCATTTATATTTGCTACATAAGTAAGAGCTGCATCTACTTTCATCTTACCATTATCAAAACCAAATATAATAGGTTTGATCAACGGTTTATCTGTCTTTCTAATAAGATAAGTAAGAACTCCATCTTCATTGATAAGAGTATCTTTAAATTCAGTTCCATCTAATTTATGACAAAGATAGTTTATCTTAGCACCAGGTTTGAACAAAGGCACCAGATTAGATACTAATCTATATACGTCTTCATTAGTGATCGTAATCTCTTTTAAGATATCAAAATCAGGTTCAAAATCAACTACAGTTCCTTGAGCCCCAGCTCTATCCGGTAATCTCTCGGGAACATAGACAATATCCCCAGTTTTCTTATCTTTAACACCATATTTTGCTAAAGGTTTCCCTTCAGAAAATTCGATTTTATATCCTACTCCAAGACGATATGCAGTAACTGTAAATCTAGACGATACAGCATTAACACATTTAGAACCAACACCATGAAGACCCGAAGGATATTCTCCTTCTTTCTTATCAAAGTTTGTGGATGTATGTTCTCTTGTAAATACACGAACCATATCTCCAGGATCAATTCCCCTACCATTATCCATTACAATGGTTCTAAAACTTCCTTCAAAAAATTCAATCCATACTTCATCACAGGGAGATACTTTTCTATTTAATTCGTCTGTTGCATTCTGAAAGATTTCTCGAATGCAATTTATCATACCTTCATTACCAATAGAAGATAAATATTGACCAGGATTTTTTCGTACCGAATCGACGAATAATTTAATGGTCTTTATATTATCCCCACCATAGTTCCTAATTTGCTTTTCTTGCTCTTTAGTTAGTGCGTGATTTAACTTAGGAGGCTTCATTTAAAAACATATCCCCTTTCAAAAATTATACTAATACATAGTTATTTTTATTGTAGTTTCATATTTATAATATATAAACTCAAAGGGATTTAAAAAAAAATAGAGAAGGGAATTAACCCTTCTCTATTATCTTATTACATTATTTCATTGCATCAAGATCGACACCAAGTTTTTCTTTAATAACTGCTTTGAGTTTTGCATTTTCTTCTTGCAGAACTTTAATCTGATCTTTAGCTTCTTTAAGATCTACAACCAAGGAAGCTTTATTCTGTTTGTTGAAGATTTCTCCCTTGGAACCAATCTTATAGCTTGCACCAATATTATAAGCATTGTTTCCATTACCAAACCCTACACCAAAGGATACCATTACATCTTCATTAGGACGATAGAATCCACCAAGAGCTACAGCATTGGCATTCTGATAGTGACCATAGCTTGCAGCAATATCAAATTTGTGTTCAGGATTGTAATCAAGGGGATGCAAACCAGCAATAGCAATTGCACTAGCAATACCACGATTTGTATCTTTGGAAAGCTTTGTAATTCTTCCATCGAAACCATTATTAATATTCGTGATATTTTCATTTACTGCTTTAAGCTGTGCAACGTTTACTGCATCTGTATCTTTTGTACCAGCAGCCAATCCAGTGATCTGACGAGTATGTCCATCTGTACCAATAGATACATTACCATGAACTGCATTCCAAGTGGAATCATTTGCACTATGAATAGCACCACTCAAATCCAATCCAGTATAAGTTCCATTTTCAGAACCATTTCTGGATGCATCAGAATAAGATCCAATAGCTACACCATCTACATTTGTGACAGCATGGCTACCAATAGCAATACCTTCATCACCATTAGCTACAGATCCACTACCAATAGAAATGCTATCTTTCTTATAAGCTACTCCACCATTTACTGCAAATGAATTTTCTCCCATTGCACTAGACGATGTACCAACCGCAACAGCATTATCTGCAGTCGCTTTAGAAGTTGTACCGAGTACAATACCGTTAGAGCCAGCAATAGAACTACCATAACCAAAGATAATATTATTCTTTGTATTAAATTGTGTAGCATTGTTGTCACCCATCATGATACTATTATCACTAAACTGATTGTTGCTAGAACCCCAAGCAAAGGAATCAGTACCATTGTTTAATGTTTGGAAACCACCAGCAACAGAGTTCTTACCAGTTACTGTGTTTGTATTACCAAATGCAAAAGAATATCTACCAGATGCTAAGTTTCTAGCACCCATAGCAATAGCAGACTTTGCATCAGCGGTGTTATTTGTACCCATCGTTATAGAGTTTTCTCCATTAGAAAGGTTCTGTTCACCACCAATTGCTAAAGAGTTAGCACCATATGCTTTACTTGTATTACCAAAAGCTACAGAGTTTTCTCCTTTAGCATAGTTATCAATACCACCAGCAATGGAGTTTTTACCTTCAGCAATAGATTGATAACCAAAAGCTACTGCAGAAGACCCACTAGCTGTTGTAGATCTACCAGTTGCAATAGAATAATCTCCAGATGCTTTATTGTTCATACCAAGAGCACTTGCTGCATATCCTGTAGTTGTATTACCAACACCTACTGCAAGATTACTTTCTCCACTGGTTCTATTGTACAAACCAGCAACAAGGGAGTTATTAGAATCTTGATCAACAGTATTTTGAGCACCAGCCACAAGTGCAGATTTGCCATGACTTACGTTGGTATCACCGAATACAGCACCATTCATCGCATCTACTGTATTATTATGACCACCAACCACTGTTCTAAGACCAGCATTATTATTTCCTTCACCAGAAGTGATAGAGTTATCAGAAGTTGCAGTGTTTCTAATACCATTCATGATAACGTTCTTACCGTCTACTGTTTGGTTATCACCAACTAATAAAACAGATTGGGTATTAGGGCGGATAGTATTATTATATGCTTCTCCAATAAAAACACCAAGATAATTAGTTACAACAGAAGGAGCTGCTGATGCTACTGCTGTTGTTGTAGATAATAAAACTGCTGTTAATAATGCTTTCTTTTTCATTTAGAATCATCGCCTTTTCAATATATTTTATACTACTCTTAATTCTTCTTTTGCTTCTTGAAACAAAATCTACCAATTCTTATACTAAAGAATTGGTAGACTTAACAATCTTATTCACTTCATTTTCTGCGAAATCAGCAATATCTTGAATTCGAGAATCGAATTCTTCTTTGGTCATTCCAAATTTTGCCATATCAGACAAAATAGAATTATACTTGCATTTCAGATAAATAGCATGAGAGACTACACCGCTCTCAAATTCCCAATCAATAGATTTGGCAACTACATTCAATGCATTCAAGACGTATGTATCTTCAAAAGATAAGATACTAACGCCTTTATTGCTAACTGTTTCTTCTTTCTTATTAACTACTTCTTTCACATATGCTTCAACAGAAGATTGCTGCTTTTCTTGATTTTCTTTCTTAATCTCATTGAAATTGCGTTTATCCTGTTGTGCCATTTAGTACAGCTCCAATCTTTTTATTATTTTACTGCTACTGCATGTTTTCTAAAGATAGGACCAATTACTCCATCTCTAGAAATAATCTTATTTTCAATAAGTTCTTCGACAAAATATGCAATCTTTGCATACGGAAGAATAATCGAAACTAACTCAAATTCAATATTTTTATTATACTTATTATGATCTAATCCTACAAAATCATATACAAACTCATCAATTACATTTCTTTCAATCTTAATCTTTTCTTGTTCTTCTACTCTATTTTCCTTATAGGAAATATACATAATCTTGTCATCATATACTCTAATATATGAGACTACATTCTTAGAGAATCCACTATCATTATTGATCGGGAACTCAATAAAATTTCCATACTTCTTAATCAAGAAGCAGGGAATATCAAAAATATTCTTTACTACTTCTCTGAACTTATCATTCTTGATCAATAAGTTCGTATCAACTGCAATCTTTCCATTACTGGTAAACCCAATGTTTACCTTCTCAACTACTTCTTTTTGTGTTGTTTTCTTGTTTCCAAACATAATCTTTTCTCCTCCAATTCTAAAAATAAAGTGTATTTGATAGAATATACTATCATATCTATTGTATATAATTATATCACTTTTTTGAGGAGAAGAAAAAAATAATAGTAGTGGAAAAGACCACTACTATTATTAAGCAGAGTTTACTAAAATTAAAATAGTGAAATAGGGTATTCTTAATATATAAACAATAATAGCAACCCTAAGTGCATATAGCTGCAAGATAGATAAAGCATAGAAAAGTTTTGTTAATAACGAAATCAAAATTTTTTAATCTTATGCACAAAGAGTCACTATCATTATCTATTATAAATCAAATTAACCTAACTTATTTTTCTTCTGTTTCAGGAACAGCAATGTTAGGGTTGATGCTATAAGTAGATTCTGCAGGAGTCTGCATTGCATCTACATTAGGATTGGGAACCTGAGGTTGTTCTACAGTGCCAATCGGATTTGCTGCAGGGTTCGGAACCTGCTGAGTTGTGGGAGCACCATTGAACGGAGCTTGAGCACCGTTGGGAACACCCATTCCATAACCATATCCATAGCCATATGCAGGCTGCTGAGGCTGCTGGGGAGCTTGCACACCAAATGCAGGATTACCATTAGCTTGATTGAAGTAACCACCAAACATTCCAGGGGTGCACAAAATGTTATTAAGCATGCTAAATGCATTTGTATTAGCATCATTACGGATAATATTATTATCAGTAATCTTGTTAAATGCACCTCTAGCAATATCCCATAACATACCCACTTTGTGGAAATATGCAATCATCATGTAGATATTACGCATATCTTTTGTCGGATTAGGAAGATATGTCTTAATAGACTGGAATAAGTCTTCCATGTTCAATGCGATATTATCGATCGTTTCTTTATTCGTGTTAAGATCGATAAGATTGAACGTTGCGTTGCAAATCGGACAATGGAAACGACCATCACCTAATTTTTCAACGCAGATGTTACCTTTTTCATCTTTGTGAGTGCACAAAGAACGAAGATATTCATCTTCTGTCAGTTTGACATTAAATGCCTGCGGGCTCTTACGAATCTTTCCGATTTCTTCCGGAGTCAATAACTGAGTCATTGTCGGTTGAGTCGGAGCTGTGTTTCCATAGGTTGTACCATTAAAGGTGCCACCATACGGAGTTCCAAAATTGTTGTTCATTGTGTTTCCTCCTTTTAGGCCTAAAAGAAATGTTTGATACTAAAATAGATATACCCCTTTCGAGGTATATCTATATGCATCATTATTATAGTTTATAATCGTAAAAATGTTTAAAACACATTACGATGGCAACTAAATATGATTATAAATTAGTTCATATAATAATATTTTATTAATATGAAACCGGATGAACTGTTTTATTATATTCTTCTTCTTCCGTAAAGTTACGTTTACCATCAGCACTATTCTTATGAGCTTGATTAGAATAAGCATACATTCTCTTACGCTGAATAGCAACGTTTTGATTAGCCCTATCAAAGATCTGAACGAAGTTATAATCAATTTGATCTTGTGTCATATTCAAAGCTTGAGCTACTTCCATAAATGCTTCTTTACTAATTTCACAACGGATATTCTGAATTTCTCCATAGTCTACACAAATCATAACCCCAGGAACCATTACTTCAGCTCCAAAGGACATACCAGAGCTAGGAGAGTTAATAATAGAACTAGCAGAAATATTTGTAAAATATACAAAATATCCATCCGCATCATTCCAAATTACATTCCCTTTATGATAATCAAGTACATTCAAACTGTTATCGCAAACTACATGAGTAGGAAATGTAATCTTATCGATACTTCCATCTGCATGGCGTACAGTTTGTTTTGCCTTTTCACACAGAGTTCTAAGTTTTACAACATCAGCTGTTTCCATTTATATACCTCACTTTTATAAAAAAGATTTAAGTTCTAAATTACTCAAATGTAATCTAGATGATATCTTATAGTGAGGTTTCTTTATTCTTAAGAAATTCTACTATATCAAAAAAAATATCTTTAAAGCGATCATGTACATTTATACATGTTATTACAGTACCATCCATAGCAACGATTATAAAAGCATTCTTATATAGATATACTGAATTAAATTGACACTTATTCTTAGTATTCTTTACTATACTATACATATACGACGAGAATTGTTTATATCTTGGTATTCTAGGAATATCTGCAAGGAGAATACCTTTCTTAGTAGCAGAATTGATAAACTCCTTGCATTTGTATTTATTTTTTATTCCTAGACGTTTCTTAATTCTATTAATAGAATGAATAGAAAGTTTTGCCTTTACTTTATGGGCCTTTCCAAAACCATATTTAACATACCTCATTAATTAAATACGGCTCTGTACTTTCTATAAGAATTATTACCAAAGGTAATACCTACTCCTCGTATATGATTAAAATCTCCTGTACTCATAAAATTAATAATACTATTGTACATAATAGAGTACATATTAAACTTTACGTTCACATCATTGAATGTTTCTATAACTAAACTATTATTCATAACCTCAGTATATAGCTTAGTATCTGCTATTTTAATAGCAGTAAGAATTACATTTAACTTACCCAATTCAAACCCTAAATTATCTATAGCCAACTCAAGGATCTTTTTATCTCCTCTAAGGGCTTCTTCAAACTTAGGATCTGATACATTACCTCTAGCTATATCTCTATATAAGAATTTGAGATTTCTATTGATAATATCAGGGGTTATTATTTCATTTCTAGAATTATACATCTTTTCCAGAAAGAAACTTTTATCTGAACGTTTATTTCCTTTAAAGCTTTTTATTTCTCTCATTATATCACCGCCTTTCATAATATTATATAGTAGAATTTTACGTATACTATTTAGTCGGGGAGTTTATTTCTTTAAAGTAAATAAGATCAAGATCTTTTTCTTCAAAGAACTTGTTTTCATCGTCTGCATTATTGTTCAATGTATCTAATACGTGATCAGTAATGGTGTCTAAGATATCTTGTTCATCTTGATAATATCTTTCTACCATAACTCTCATGAAAGAATATAATGAAACTTCTTTACCAAGAGTAATACCACCAGTAAGAACATAGCTATTTAAACAATCATAGCTTAAGCAAGCACTCTTAAGATATTCAAACGTTGTTTTTCTACCTCTAAGTGCTAACCATTCCCCTTCCATGGTTCCTTCCCCAATAAGAGCAAACAATAACAGATACGGTTTATTATCAATTTCAACCGCTTCTTTTGTTGCAGGGTCAAACAAATCAACTACATTTTTTACTTCCTTAAAAATTGCCATTTTCTAATTCCTCCCTATATGGTTAAATTAAAATACTTTCATACTAATAGTATATATTTAAATGACAGATTTACCATCTATAGAGACAACGGATTTTAGTATAGGCATATATAACTTTTGAACAGGCAAAACATAGATACAAGAATTTCTAAATCTGGTGATTCCTGTATAATTTAGATTCCTTTGAATATCCTTGTGTAGATGTTCTTCTACATAGATCCCAGTAAAATACTGTGATCCTTGAGAAATATGTGTAGTTATAGCATACCCAAATTCAAACTTCTGTAATCTACTAAAGTTACCAAGCATAGATTTCATTCTTTTTCTAGTTTGATAATCTGAAATAAAGTATCTAAAATCACAATTTAGTTTTTCAAACATGATATTTGGAAACAGATCAGGAACAAAATCCATCTTAAAACTCTTTTGAGCATATCCTGTAATAGAGGGATAATTCATAACAGTACCAGCTAACCCATTGGCTAAGTTTATCCCATCCACATCTATATTCCAATCATTTTGCCTACAGATTACTTTCTCTCCCACAACAGGAAGAGGACTATCTACTCCTATTATATTCTCCCTAATATAGCTATTAAACCTATCTCTACTCTTATTGGTTCCACAAATGATATTCTTATAAGACTTTATCATTTCATCATTTAGTGTACTCTTATCTATTACAGTTACATCTCCATAATTTCCAACTTGAGGACGGATACCTTTTATCAACATATTAGATATTTCTACAATAGCTGAGTATTTGGCTTGTCTCATTATTTTTGTAAGACGAAATACTTTTCCTGAATACAAGAAGCCAGGTTTATCAACAACAGGAGGAAGCTGATTTAGATCTCCACATGCTAATATTTTAATTCCATTGGTTTCCATTTCTTTTCTCATACTAAGAGGAACCGTAGATGCTTCATCTATACATATAAGTTTAAACTGCTTTGTATCTAAAGGAGAGAATACAAATTTCTTTTCTACTATCTCTTTATCTAATACACTATTTTTAGTTTTCTTAATCTCTAATTTATATAACCAAGAATGAATAGTAGATGCATTATAAAATCCATTTAATCTCATTACAATAGCAGCAGATCCGACGTATGCCATAGGAGCTACTTGATCTGCTCTTAATCCGAGTTTATCAATAATACAATGCATTACAGTAGATTTACCAGCACCAGCGGGAGCACTATATTGGAATATTAATTCAGACTCATGTTTATACCAATGAACAGCAGACTTGATTAATTCTTGCTGTTCATCAGTGAGTTCTATATTTGTATTCATATTTATTCCTCTAAATTGGTAAAATATTCTTTTTCATATTCATCGTAAGGAGCTAATATTTCTCTTACAGAATTATTCATCATAGATTCTAATCTCATAAAAGCATCTAAGTATTTAGTAGAATCTTTGTAATGCATATCCGTTTTTATCTTAGCCCCATTACTATATAAGAGAGTCATGTAACCATAAGTATTTAATTTTACAGCAGTATTTTCTTTAGCTGCTAAGATCTGTGCAGATACTACTTCAGGATGGAAGTTTTCCATATATTGTTTAAGAAGCTCTTCCATAATAATAGGATTATTGTAAGGATCAAAAATCATATCTTTCTTATGCAGGATACCTCTATTAGTATGACGTAAGTACTTATTTCTAACTACAATATATTCAGGGTTAAAAGGATCATCTTCTGCATCTACAATATAACCTTCATCATCTTCTTCTAATCCTGTAATTTTTAATACATCATTTATAAATCTTTCGGACAATTCAGGGTTTGTACAAGTAACTGCTTTAAAATCAGTTAAAGACGTAATATCACCTAAAGTTTTTGGTTTTCTTTTTGCCATGATAAAATCTCTCCTTCTTGGACAATTTATTAATAATTATATTCAAAGGTGGATACTATGAGTACACACAATGTGAATTCAAATACCGAGATTGCTATACTTATGGATGATTATGTAAATAAATTTCATCCTGGAGAACAGTTATTCAAATTACAATTAACAGGTGCTATGCAAGCAAATAATAGAGCTGTATATAGAAATACACCTTCTATTCCTAATCTTATGAATAAAGAAACAGAAAATATTCAATTTGGTGAAGTTCAAAGAACGGCTGTGGTAAAATTAGCACTTCCTAGAGAAGTAACTAGAGATTATCCCAAAAAATATATACCCGTTGGAACCAGATTTATTGTAACTTTTATTAGTGGAGACATAACAAAACCACAAATAGTTGGTATTGAATTATAGGAGGTGAAACTTCTTGGCTATTTATTATAACAATGCAGCAATGACTACTACAGAGTCGCATACCATACAAGAATTTATCAATATCGGAAATTCTATAAGTGATAATGCTAGCTATCCTTCTATTTCTTATATAGAAACTAGAGATGGATATGAAATGATCATCAAAAATATATTAGATGATTATATGGAAGAAATAATGGAAGAAGCATTAGAAATTGAATTCTCTCCTAAAGATATAGAAACATACAAGTTCAATCCTAAGATGCTTTCTTATAAAATATATGGTACTACCAAATTGTATTACGTTATTCTTAAAATGAATAACCTTTGCAATGTTCATGAATTTACTATTAGTAAAGGGAAGTTATTACTACTTCCTAAAAAAGCATTGTCTCAAATTTTATCAATCATATATAGTAGAGAATCAATGGCTATAAGTACTTACAATAAAAATCATTCTAGAGATAAACTTATCAAACCTATAGAAAAGTTTATTACTAAATCATACACTCCTAGATCTATTATAGACTCTACAAAATAAAATTAGAATTCGTAGTATGGGATTTCTCCCATACTACATTTTATTCTTTTGTTATAGGAGTTATAAAAATTACTTCTTTTACTTTCTTCTTATCAAAGAATGAATTACCATCATCAAAATCGATCATGGGTTTTAATTCTATTTCTTTAGTATCTTCTATCTTAGTTTTCTCAATCCTATTTTCTATAGGAGGAGTTATATAGTTTTTAGTTATATCTTTCTTTATAGAAACCTTATTGGGAACATTATTATCCACAGCTCCTACAGATACTGCATAATTCAATGCTTCTAATCTTTTTGCAGGATTGTTCATAGATATATGCTCTGTAGTTCCAAATTTAGAAGTAACCTCTTCTATATCTGTACAAATCAAAGATTCCTTATAAGCAGGTTTTATTTCATATATATCTTCAACTAATGCTACAGATTTTGGATAGAAGGGTTGGAACAATGAATCTAATTTAAAATTAGAAGGAAGTTTGTATCTATGTTTTGTCATCTTAATACCAAGATACTTATTTCCTTCTCTATCGAATTCAGGAACAATAATAAAAGTAGCATCTAAGTTTGTATCAATTCTAATAGATTCACCAATATTAGATCTGCCAAGTTTCTTAATAGAATCTAATTTATTTGCATTTCTTCCTTCATCGATAATTTTCATAGCTTCTCTATTCAACTGAGATGCTGTTATGACAGGAATCTTCTTAGTCATTGCAAATGTTTTAAAATCATTTACAACAGTACCTAAATCCTGATATACATCTTTGGTTACAATACTAGGTTTGATTCTCATCATATAATCTTGTAAGAATGCTATGGTTTCAAATCCCTCATCTTCAAGATCTTCTACAATCTTATACATATACCCAGTATCTACAGAATTTACCGGTTTATATTTTATAAACAATTCTATAGAATTCTTATTATCAGGATCAAATTCAAAACAATGCTCTTTGAATTGTTGTATTGCATCTTCAGGAGTTGCACAAGAATCTAAAGATTTCCCTTTAGTCATAATATGGAAAAGAGATGATACAGTTTCCACAACAAGGTTTTCCATAGTTAATAATACAATACAAGGTTTCTTAGACTTATCTTGTACCATAAAATCTTTATTATATTTCCATAACTGATACATTATATTTTCCAAGGTTGTTGTTTTACCAGACCCAGATGCACCAAAGAATGAATATACTCTTTCTTTTTGAAATCCTCCACCAAGCATAGAATTCAATCCCTGCATTCCAGTAACAAGTTTATATGAAGGACTTGTTACATATTTATGAATATCAGGAATCGTTTGTTCCATCTCTGATAATCTAAATAATGTATCTGCTGAATCTTTATTGATTTCATTTCTTCTTATTTCAGCTTGTAAGTTATTTAAACTTTCTTTAAGATAACCGAAAGTTGTATTCTTCCCTCTAAAATCAGCTGCTAAATAATCTTGTAATACTTCATCTAATTCTTTGGCCTTTACTTCCATAAGAATATTATTTAGCATCATAGAAACTGTTTGTTCTATATTATATACTTCATCATTAGACATTTCTGTTGTAATAGAATCATCATTTTTTAAAGTTGATATATCCATCACCATATCTATATTTGCAAGAATCATATCTCTATTTCTTAATCCCTGCATTCTATTTTTTAAAATTTCTTTTAAAAAGTTAAACTTGATGATCATGTTTTGATTATTATCAAAATCATCATTTGTAAAAGAAGACATTAGTCTATTTAAAGACGTTATAGCATGTGTATGGATATGATCATTTGTAGATAATGCATATCTACAAAACATATTAAGCATGGGCTCTTGTAAACCCACAGAATTTATCTTAGTTTGTCTTCTATTAGATTTGTAAGATACTCTCCTATTAGAATAATCAGACATTGTAGACTCCCCATATATAATATTGTATTTATATGTTTCTGTCCTAGAGATTTTCAATATAAGACATAAAGTTTATAAACTTATCTACAGTCCAGAAATCATTTCCCTCTTCTTGATTTATATACTGAATTAATTTCTGTTCAGGAGAAAGATTTTTATCAAAAAGATAATTGTACTTCATATAATCTTTATTGATAGTATTTAGTTCTTGTTTGATACGTTGTTGTTCAAAGTCTGTTTCTATCTTTACATTATTTTTATTTCGATAGAAATTCTTGAGAAGTTCTACTGTTCTAGGATTGTTTTTAGTAATTATAATTCTAAGATAATCAATCCCTTCACTAGATAACTTTCTCAAATAATCGATAATAGTTTTAGGATCTTGATCTATCATATAATCAAGATTGATTGTATCGTATCTAAATGAAGTTATAGGTTCAAAATGTAGTAAGTATTTTCTTTCTTTTATATTATGAATAAGAATAAAAAAACCTTTTTCTTCCTCTTCCCCAAATTTATATCTAAGAGGAGATCCACTATAATGGAAATCCTCTTTAAATGTACCTCTTATATGAACATGACCAGATATAATAGGGCCTTTACAATTACCGAAATCTTCTATATCAAATACAGGTTCTCTATTTGAATTAAGATCTCTTTTATCTTTCCCATAGATAGAACCTTTAAAAGTCCCATGCATATAACATGCATCATACAGACCAGAATGAACCAAAAAAGTATTATAGTATGCTTCTCCCATATTATACATTTCTGGAATACATAATATTTTCTTTCCTTTTATAAATAAGAATTGGACTTGATTTACTATTCTAAGATCGCACCCTTGGTTTATAAAAGGAACAAATATTTTTAATTGATCAGCATCATGAGAAGCTGTACCGCTTATAAGAATTAAAATAGCGTCTTTTGCTTTACAAATGTTTATAAGACGTTGTACAAAAGATATTGCATATATTACAGCATCTGAATTTGCCATAAATTTATGATCAAAGATATCACCATTAATAGAGACGATATCTAATACATTCATCTTTTCAAGATAATTTAAGAACTGTTCATTTAATATTTTATATTCAGTTGCAGGCTCTACAGTACCAAAATGAAGATCTGCTATATGAGCCTCAACAAATGTTTCTTTTAAATTAGTAAATTCGATTACTTGTTTCATTTTTTCACCTCTCATTTTTATAGTATACTACTATAAAAATAGTTAGAGTTAGATAGTATGGCATTTACACCATACTATCATCATCTATTATAATATTACTACCAATACAAATATTATATAGAGATATAAAGATCTCTATTATATTCATAGCTATTTCTGTAAAACTTTTATATTCATTTTGTGCCAATTCTTTACTGTACTGATAATTAGGATTTATAATAAATCCCTTATTATCTATTTTAAGATGGGTAAAAGAATCTACAGGAGCTGTAGAGGTGTATAAAGCATCATAGCATTTATATTTTATTTCTTCTATATAAGAATCTCTTCCACCTGTATCTAAATGGACTTTTATCTTTGTATACCGTTCATCATCTAGATTGAAAAACCTACAATTATTGCTAAGAATGATTATATCTGTAATTTTATCAGAATTTCCTTTTATCCCATATCTAAAATCTATATTGACTTTGTCTCCAAATATATTATGAATAACTTCATCTTTTTGAACTTCGAATAATTCACAAAACCATAAAAACCATACGCAGTATTGAGTTATATAATACATGAGGTTAGTAGGATTCTTTGATATAGTATTGTATATCTTATTATTCCTTCTAGTTATCTTTAAAAACAATAACCCTAATTTAAATTTACCATAATACCAATTATAAAATTTTCTTTTTATAAAATTAGAAGATTCTGATTCTTGTATTTTCTTATGAGAGTTTATAACCTTGACAAAATTATTTATTAAAGAGTATAACTCTTCTTTTTTATAGCTATTTATTAGACTTGATTTTTTCATCGAGAACACCAAAGTTTTCCTCCAAATAAGAGATATGATAGTAGCTGTACAATAAACTTAAGAAAGTTCTTTCACATAAATCAAAATATGATTTATGCTCAGGTATATTAAAGTCTAACACGTATTCTCTATACTTTAGTTTATATTTATCTATTTGAAGTATGATTACTCCATCTATATTTATATTCTTCTCTTCTCTTAATATTTTTGAATAGGCTGCTAATTGAAGATAATATTTATACGTTACATGATTAGATGTCTTAAAGTCTACAAGAAATATACGATCATTTATATTTAAAAGACAATCGTAAGTTCCACCATACCATTCACAGGATAACTTTTGTTCTTGTCCTAATATGGTTATAGTATTTCCATTATTTATAGACTTCCACCATTCTTTAAAAGAATTCATAGGTATTTTAGGAGTATCTAAAGGAAGTTTTTCTCCTTTTAAATAATGCTCTATCCCACTATGAACTCTAGTACCAAAATTAGCTGCTTCTTCTAAAGCATCTCTATATCTTTTCTTTTTAAAACCAAGACAGTTAGCCCAGTTGATTATCTTTTCTTCATTAATCATCTTAGAGATGACTTCCGTTACTCTAGGAACATTTTTACCATTATATGTATATCTATCATTAGAGGTTATCTCTAGATGAAGATCTAATATATCTTGTAAATCCATTTATCTCTCTCCCCTTATATAAGCTTAATAAATTGTTTAAACCATCATATAATTCTAAAGGGGACATTAAAATAACTACTTAGATTATTTAATAGGAGGATTTATTTAACATGGATAACAAGGACTTAAAGTCTTATTCCGACTCGTATTTTTACAAACAATATCCTAAATATCAGAAGATATTATTGGATGCTCTCATGAATGATCCTATTATAGATAAAAATACAGATGAATTTAATACAAGCGTAATTGGAACTTTAAAACATCAACGAATTGAAGAACCTTTGATTCGTATTCTTAAATCTACAAATACGGTTCTTTTAGATTGCGATGCACCGCTTCCTAGATCTTTCAAAGTATTCTGTGCTAAAGAAATGAAAGGTAAAGATAGGGGAAAGGTAAAAGCATTTATTGATACCTCTACTTGTATCGTGAAATTATCTAATGGAATTGATTATGATATTAATAGCTTGGCTCTTACTTCTTATCTTATCAATGCTGGAGTTTCTATGATTTATCATAAGAAGTTTGATATTTTCTTGAGAAGAACAAACTTGCTTCTTCTTTTGGCAACTTGCTTTGCTAAATCATTTACTCATATCATTGATTATCTTGCAAAGATTTCTATTCAGGAATCTAATAAGAATAAGTTAATGTATCTTGCAGCAATGTACTTCTTAAAAGGCATTGTTCAATATGACGATGATAAACGTTGCCGTGAATATGCAATTAGGATTGGTAATGTATCTCCTAACGAAGCTAATATTCTTGATATCTTGATCGAAAAATCTGCTAAAGGAAGAAAGCATTCTGCTAAAGACTTTATTGATCCGTATGATAATATCAAAGTATTTGTAAATTCGATGAGAGATACTCTTCATCTTAATCCTAAGACAGTAACTCTTGATTTGGTAGTAGAAAAATGGATGATGCAATATGGTCCTGGAACTGTATTTGGTATGGAATACTTCCCCGCTTTCTCTGCTATGATTACAGATGCATACGTTGGTGGATATTTAAATAATCAGAAGACTATTGAAAAGATTTGTGGAAAAGATATGGTAGAATATACAAAAGACGTTATTTCTACTTTAGGAACAATAGCATAAACTTTAGAGGGGATGTATTATGTCAAAATATTTATTGAACCTCCATTTCGATAAAACTGGTTGCAATAATACTGATATAATCAATATGGGTGGAGTATCTTTTGAAGATACTTCATCCATTATCCACGGATCTACTTGTGCTTATTTTAAAGGATATGATAGATCTGCTGGATTAATATTAAAAGATACCAGTAAGATTAAATCACATATTAATGGAAACAATGATTTTACCTTATACTGCAAATATAAAATAGATAAGAAAAATCTAAACAAAGACACTAAAATACCATTATTCTCTTTCAAGAATAATGATAAGTTTGAAAGTTATGTATATATAGAAAATGCAGAATATTTTGTAGTAAGATTATCCGAAACAGAAAAATTCTATTCTTCTGTGTGTGATTTTACTTTCAATAATAAATGGCATTATTTTACAATTACTAAAGATGAAAATATCTTTAGAATATTTGTAGATGGTTGTAATGTAACTTCTAATAATATAACCAAAGATATCAAATTTGGGGATGAATTATATATTGGATATGAAGAAGATAATCTAGGAAATGTTTCTACATTTAATGGAGGTTCATTAGATGACATTACAATTATTGACAGTTGCTTATATAGGGATTCTTTTATTCCTCCTACTCTGTATATAGGAACAGAAGACACTATAGAAAACTATTACAGATTAGACGAATCTAATATTATAAATAATAATCAATTAGAAGAAGAAACTCAAGATCTAATTGATCATAAAATGGAATCTACTGCTTATCTTTTAAACGAAGCTCAAAGAGGATATTTACCTCAGAGAGTAAGAATTACTTGGTTTGAAGATAGGGAGTATTTTATAAATAGGGATATAGAACGAGTTTCTAAATATAGAAATTATACAGTAATCAAAATAAACAATATTCATGAAAATGATTTGGGATTCAAAAATTCTGAATTTAATGAAGGGTTGGCTTATCATCTTTTATTAGATAAGAAGATAGATGGATTTATGATATTTGTAAATGGAGAATTTATCCCCTTATCTAAAATCCAAATTATTAAATCCGATGAATATTATACTTTGATCATAAAAAATAGAGATCCTAATATTAAAGGAAAAGTTACTAAAGTAGAATTTGTACGATTGCCTTTCCCTATCATATATGAAGAATTAATAGGTGAAAGACCTGATAATATTCCTATCTACAAATTCAATATTAATGGAAAGTTTGATTCTAGTCAAAATGCTATCTATTTCTATTATATAGATAAAGAATCTCCTTTAAACTGTAATCTAATGACTAATGGTATATATGAACAAAATCTACCATTAAACTTTAAAGAAAGCACCTTATCTGATTCTAATGTATTAAAACATAGCTGGAGATATGGTCAATTTGAAGAAAAAAGAATTGTAGACGATACCACAGTTCAAATGTATTTCCGCTCGTGGGATCACAGTTATCTTTCTCCTGATGATACGATAATTTTATATAATAATGGGGTGCCAGTAGATCCTGATTCATATAAGATTATAGGTGATGATCTTATAGAATTTTTAGATTATAATACCATAGATGGAATATATGATAATCTATTTTCTATGGATATCTTGACCTTTGATGTAAATCAAGCTGATGATGAATTTATATCTACTACCTTATTTAAATTTGTATCAAAACAAGATGGAACAATATCTATTCCTGTATCTAAAAATATAGATATATCTGATAATTACCAAATTATTGCTTCTTTCTTTATAGGAGATAAGTTTATACCTCCTGATCATTATTATATAGATGCAAAATCAAACTCTGTTATATTAGTAAATCCTAAAGACGTAGTAAATGCTGGAGAGATTGCTCTTATCTATTTTGTAAAAGTTCTTAAATCTTCTCAATATGGTAATATTCATATCAAGCCTATTCAAAATAAGATAACTATAGAAGAAGATACTCCTTCTATTACTCTTCCTAATGATATGAATTATGATCTTACTAATTTCACAGTTTATGTGGATAAAAAGCAATTACTTCCTAGAGATTATGTTATAGAAAGTAATAAGCTTATCTTGTTTGATAAAGATGCAACTTTTAAAAAAGATCAAACAATCACAATTATGATCTATAAATTTGTAGATGAGTATGAAGATCCTAGAACAACAAGATATGAAGTTATCAAGAATCAATTATCTACAGGAAGAAGATTCATTCTCTATGATCTGAATATAGATAAGAAATATAAGATAACTCTTGATAATATTGTTGCATTTGATCAAAATGGTACTTATACTCCAGATTTGTTCGGTCAAATATACAATAGAAATATTATAAAATCTATTTATACTGGAGATCCATTAGAAAGATTTCCTTCATATATTTCTTGTATTTGGTTAAAAGATTCTTTATCAAATGAAGCCAATACTGTTCATCCTACCAGTAAATGGTTTATAAATGGATATATAGGATTATATGAAGAATTCTATGAAATGGATGAAAAATTCCAGGAATTCATGGATGATTTCAATGTAAGATATTATAAGGATAAGCATTATGGAGAAAACTTAGCAAGAGCTTTAGATTATATGGCTTGCTATCAGCAAATGAAGTTTGATCCTATCTATGAAAAAAGAGCTACTGCTTATCGTGAATCTTATAATGTTTTAAAATTAAATAAAGCCGTTCATTTAAATGATTCAGGAAGATATCAGTATGATATGGAAAGAGATGATTTCCATGATAGATATTATAGAACCTATCCTATCTATTTCTTAAATGGATCTCTACCTGAATGGTATGAAGATATTATTTATGATGGAAATAAAGTAAGCCTACAATTAGAATATCCTTTTAAAGGTGGAGATATAGATTCTACCTTTAGTAATACTAAAACAATAGAAGTTCCTATCCCATTCAATTTCTCTGATGCAACTGGAATAGATGGAGAAGAAAATATCTATATCAAAGAAGTAGGTAAACAAACGCAGTTTAATACCAACTATTCTGGATCTTGTTTAGTTGATATATCAGATTGCTATACTCCTTCTTCTAAAGAAACTTTAGGAAGAACTACCATTGATTTTAGTTATGATAGTAGAATAAATCCATCTTCTGATATTAAATATATAAACCTGATAACAGTATATACTAATCTTGGAGAGCCTCTTTGCAATGTATATATTGGAGACGAGGCCGAATATAAGAAAGATCTTTCTACTATAACCAAGACTAACAATTATCCTATGATTAGTTTTAGTCTTAGCAGCATTGCTGAAAAAGATAATTTCCGATTAGCAATTAGCTATTCTAATGATACTTATAATATAAGCTTATTTAGAAATGGTAGAAGAATAAAAACTGATATTACTGCTATGCCGTATTATAATATAATAGCCTATAGTCATGGTACTGTTTTCAATACTAAGAATGCCAATAGTGATGATATTATATTCAAATATAGTAAATTACTAAACGATATAAATATAGATAAAACAATAACGAATGGATATTATTTCCATATTAAATCTAGAACCACGTTTATGTATGGAAGCTATATTAAGTCTAGTATTACAGATAGATTGGAAGCTATAAAATGTAAGAATATTGTAAACTTCTTACAACCCTTAAATTCTAAAATTCTATATATAAATAGAGTGGCTAGAGAATTTATATTTAAACTTACTGTTGGTAATAAAGAAGATAGTTCCTTTACTTCTACACTTACAGTTCCTATTAAGACTAGAGTATATGATATTAAGTCTTCTATTACAGTAATTAGTAGACTTATAGTTTATAAGAATGCTTATGAAATAATGTTCCCTGCACAAATCACTGTATCAGTTCCTTGGAAACCTACAGATATTAATGGTTTTGTAAGATTATATGTATGGGATTATGTTGATATTCATGATACCAGTGGAGAATCTTTTGAAATCTACTCTAGAGTAACTCCTTCATATGAATTCGATGCTAAAGAATTTGCATGCAAACTAGAAGTTCCTATAGTTATACCTAAATCTTAGTGTATAAATCCCCTATGCGGTTAATTCGCATAGGGGTACATATTAGTAATAATTTTTACTTAGGAGGCACAGAAATTATATGTTTACTAAGCTAAGTAAATACAATGGAACTATTAAAATACCGTTTCAATCAAATAATTATAATACTAATAATAATTTTTGGAATTTAAATAGACAGCCAATCAATGATATTATATCGTCTAGAAATAATACTAATACTACCATAATCACAAGCAATATTAGTATGAATCTAGATGCTGAAATGAAATTGAACAATATATCTATTTCGGAATTGGAATCTAAAGAAGGATCTCTATATGATTATGAATATAATGATGGAGCAAGGTATTTAGATCTAAATAGAGGGAAAGATAATAATGGAATTTCTTTTACAGGATCATCTGTTATAGACTTATCTTCTGTATATACTAATAGAGCTTCAAATAATGATGTAACCAGAATTGTATTTGATGCTTTGGTTGTTTTCTCTAATCCATATTTTATGATTAGAGAAAAGGATACATCTTATAATATAACAGATAATGATGTAAATACAATAAATAACTTAGAACCTTTTGCATTGTTCTCTTTAATAGATAAAAAGTCTACTGCTCCTATATATTCTCTTATTGTAGGGGATAAGGAAAGATATTTAAACAATGTTAAAAAATATTATAATACCGATAATTTAATCATAGATGTATTTTCTCCTACAACTGATTATAAATCTATTAGTGTTAATAGCGTGGATTTAGATATACCAGGAAATTATTATTCTAGTAAATTTGATTTACAGATAATCCTAGAGCAGTATAAAGGGAATGGATTCTATGTAAGAGTAAATACTATTGATTATAGAGATAAAAATAATAATTTAGATTTGGGTCTTGGTTATGATGTGGATGATAAAAGCAAGTATAAATTATACCCTTATAATATAAACTCAGATAATACAGTTATTGCTTTAAATACTCTTGTAACTGATAATAAAAAGACTACTGATCTTAATTTCCAAAGATATAATCTAGAACCTATGCGTGGGGCTTCTTTCTTTAGGAATGGGTTTATTAATATTGAATATGGTGAAATAGTTAATAAATTCAATGATACCATTGCTGAAAACTACAAAGATATCAACTGTACTGTTACCTTTAAACAGTCTGAAGCATCAAAGTATAATTTGGTAAATGGATCAGTTAATGTATTCTTTTACCCATTTGATGGGCATGATATGTTCTCCTCTGTTACTGTAATTGAAAAAGAAGTATACAAAGGAAAAATAGATCCATCTAATATCAAAGGAAATGGTATACAACGAATTTCTGATTATTTAGTACTAGATGAACTGAATGAAAAGTTCAAAGATCATTGTCATCACTGTAGTGGTATTAAATATGAGGATATGCAATTATTTGTAGAGATATCTGAAAATAATTTATATCCTGTAAATTATATTTCTGATTCTAATGGGAATGTAAAAATAGAAGATAATAAATATTATGCCGATCTTCCTGTTTATGTAGGATCTAATAAGCAATTCTTATATCATAAGTATTTTATAAACTTTAATACCAATATATTGGAATTAGAAGAAGAATTTAAAACAGGATGGGATCCTAAAAGATATTTAGTATTTAGAAATGGTCTTCTTTTAAATAATTCTATTTATAAGATTGATGTAGCTACCTTTACTAATAAGATAAAAAATAAAAAGTTATATACTGCTGTTACCTTTAGACCTGGGGATAGAATAGAAGTATTTTATATAGAATCAGATGATAATTTCTTACATGTTCCTTATAACCATGATGTGTATATGTCTTCTAATCTAGTATATGCTGATGAGAATGAACAATATGTTGTAAATGTTCCTTATCCTTATAAATCTTATCCTAAGGGAGATAAATATTTCTTTGTATTTAATAAGGATGGTATCTATTTGGATAAGAAGAATGATTATACTACATCTGAAGATGGAAGTGCTATTACTTTATTTGATCATTCTAAGTTATATAAAACAGAAGATAGAAATGATTATCTGGTATTTGTATTTCCTTATGTAAGAGCTGAATTTGAAGAAGAAGGAGAGCTTCTTGAAAATAAATATATGGGTAATACAGGAATAAACTTTGTTTATTCTTATTCAAAATCTTCTGGGGATGATGGTATAGTATCCTTTGATCCTCCTTTTACTTCATATGAATTAAGTAAAAATAATTTCTTACTATTTGGAAATACTACTTATATTAGTAAAGATAGATTTGATCTTATTGATAATCATACTATCAGATTAAATAATGGTATAGATATAAGACATGCTAAGTATGCTAATTATACTATGATTATATTTAATGATATGAAGAATTCTAAATTCAATATAAATAGTGATTCTAATTTTGAATTAGATATTCAACAAATACCTGCTGAATATGATGGACAAACTGTATTTAAGTTGAATAAGTTTATAGGTCCTAAGTCTTCATTCATTGTATTTGTGGGTAGTGTATCATTAGAACAATCACAAAAGTATTCTTATAATGCTGCTAATAATAGTATTTCCTTTGGAGATCCTAATTTATACTTTACTAAAGGAAGAAATCTCACTGTGATTTCTATAAAAAATAAAGGATCTGAAGGTGGATATACTGAACGTATAGATTTCGAAAAGAATGAATTACCTATAGTGATAAATAATCGGGTAACTATTCCTAGTAGTTATTTTGCTAATAATATAATAACAAAAGAAAATACTATTATATTTATAAATGGAACCTATATCAATCCTAATAGATATAAGATAGATGGAAATACTATAATCTCTACATATAGGGCCGAATCTGAGTTTAAAGTAGGCAAAACTATAACCATTTTATATTTGTATAAACATAAAGTTTCTTTGAATAATTATGGTATTGAAGGGCCTTATGAATATATTGATAAGAAATTTGACCATGATGATATCATGTTTGATGAAATGTATTCAACTCCTATACCTACAGATAAAATCAAAGATGTTACTATAGATGCTATATATGGAAATCTTACTTATGTAAAAGATTATAATCACTGGTATTCTAGAACTATGATATCTGGGACGTTATATAATAGAGTAGAATATCCTGTTCAACAAGATTTCTTAACTGGGTATTTATATACAGATTATACAGATAGACAAGATACAGATATTATATCAGGTGTGGTAGAAGATTATTATGTAGATTGGGAAAAGGTTTCTCCTAACAACAATACTGATATAGATTATCTTCATGAAGATATGCCTGGTCTTAAGTATGCGTTAATAGCAAACAACGCTACTTCTATATCTATAAGACTTCAACCCAATAATACATTCTCCAGTTTCTTTACTGATAGAAGAGATGTAATTGGAATACGATTTGAAGAAGAAAGTAATATTAATATTATACTTCCTTATACATTTAAGGGTATGAGTGATCTTAAATATGTAGATTTCTCTAAGCATTTGAATAAGATAAATTCTTATGCCTTTGTATCTTGTGCTAGATTAAAAAATATTATCTTAAAGGGAACCAATTTAGAAGTTGATGAAAATGCATTTGGGTTATTAAACAATATATTTATTCCTGATACAGCTAAAGTAGCAGATAATGCATTTGAACCTAACTCCATAATCAATATAACTTTTGATAAAACTTCAAATGAATATATTATGGATAATACTCAAGTTAATAGAAATGCTATAGAAAGTATTTCATTAGACTCTAATAAAACAAGAATCCAATCTTATCAATTCTATGGGTTTAATAAATTAAACAATGTAACTATTCCAAATACAATAACAGAAATATATCCCGCTGCATTTAAAAATTGTATTTCCTTAAATACATTGACTCTTCATAATAATATTTCTTATATTGGAAGTGGTGCCTTCTCTAATACTAAAATAAAAGAAGTCGCTATTCCTAATTCATGTGGAATAATACATAAGAATTCTTTTAGTGATAATACAGAACTTACTAAAGTTACTATTCCTAATTCTATTGATATTATAGAAGAAGGAGCTTTTAATAACTGTAGTAAATTAAAAGAAGTGATTATAAATGAACCTATAGAGCCTGAATTAGGACAGCAAGGAAAAGGTTTAAAGCGTATTGGAGCATATGCTATAGGATCCGATGTACTTAAAGAAATAACTCTTCCTGCATCGGTAAAACATATAGATCAAAATGCTTTCACTAATTGTCCTGCATTAAGAACAATCTATATTAAAGAATATCCTCATTCTCATACAGTTGAATTAGTAAATACTGGTTCAATGATTAATAAACCTTGGGGAGCTGCTGGGGCTACGGTTAAAATAATACAGTAAGGAGTTTATAATGGGTAATATCGTAGAGCAAAACAATGGGAATAAAGTATTTGTTTTTAGACCTAATGATGGAATACCTGAATATATAAATCTTACTGGTATTCGATCTATAAAAGTAGAATGTTATGGAGCTGGTTCTCAAACTAGAGATCCCAATATCTTCTCTAAAGGAGGATATACAAAAGGCATTCTAGATGTAAGTAATATTGATCATCTTTGGGTATTTGTAGGATGCAAACCTGAAGGTCGTATAGGTGGAAAAGGATTTGGTAAAGGTGGAGATTCTTTTAAACCTAAGAATGAAATGGTTGGTTATGGAGGTGGCGGATCTTCCGCTATCTCCATTTTTAGTGATGATAAAAACTATTTCTATATGATAGCTGCTGGTGCTGGCGGTGGAACTGATTTTATAATAAGAACAAATAATGATGATTATCTTATAAAACCAGTAAAAGGACTAGATGGTGGAGGATATGAAGGAGAACCTTTAAATGAAAGTAATGGAGATCCTGCATTAGAATATAAATGGTATAATTCTGGATATTCTGGAAAGTCTGGTACACAAACTGCTGGTGGATATGGTGGTAGTTTAGATAAGAATTCTATCTCTACAGAATTTGTAAGATTATCTAATGGGTCTAGAAATACTGGTGGTAATGGATTAAAAGAAACCTCAACTATTATTTGTAAAGGTGGAGCTCCTGGTGGTGGAGCTGGTTACTATGGTGGTGGAGGCGGAGATATTAAAGCAGGAGGAGGCTCTTCTTATATAAGTGGAGATCCTAATTGCTCTGATGAACCAAATAATGACCATGTTGTATTTACTGATACAGAAACAATAGTTGGTGGAAATAATGAAGTAGATGGTAAGGTTGTAATAACTGTATTAAAAGCAGATATAGAACCTTATGAAATATATTCTAAAATCAACGTATTTGAATATCATAGTAAATATGATGTAACTATACCATTTCCATATAAACAATTTACAGAAATGCAATTCTTTATTATAGATAAAGAAGGAAAACTAATTCCAGCTAGATATTATGATCGTATAGATAATTATACTATAAGAATTAAAGATAATACCGATTTACAGATTTCATCTGATAAAGATTTAAAATTTGTATTTGCTCATAATAAAGGACAATACGCCGTTCAAAAGATGGAATTAAATTTTGAATGCGAAACCAATAAATATCAGTATAATCTATTATCACCATACTATATGATTCTTGATATAAGAAATAGATTTAAAGTTTTCTTTAATAGAAAAGAATTAGTTCATGGAGTAGATTATACTATTAATATTTATAAAGGTATTTTAAATCTATCAGATTCTATAGACGTTAAGAATGGTGACAGTTTAGATGTAATATGTTTCTATACTGGAACAAAATATAACAAAGCTATTCCTGAACTTCCTATGAGTGGATATATCTATTATAATAAAAATGAGATAGATAGAAATTTGAATAAGAATTTAACAGCTATCTTTGTAAATGGTAAATTAGTTGATAGAGAAGATGAGTTAGATATATCTAATACTATCCACAAGATATCAACTGATATTAAATCTAGATATAATTTAGAAGTTTTGAATCTTAGCCCTAAAGTAGATTCATTAGTTCCTAAATTTAAATTAAGAAAAAGCAGAAACAAAGTTCCTAAATATGTAAATGAATATATCTATGGAACTATTGATGATTACAAAACAGGAAGCTTCTCTAAAGATATTTTAGGAGGAAAGAATGGAAATGGAGTCATCGAAGTCACATTAGCTCCTAATATTGTTACTGCTGATATTAATGTATCTAATGCTAAGATGTTCAAAATAGATTATAAAGAATTCTTATTCAATGATCCTATTCAAATGAACTATATTCCAAAATATGCTATACAGATACAACAAGTTCCTCATCAAACAATCAGTGTAGTTTATAATGGAAAAGAATATACCAATGATGATATAATCTATGTATTACGTGGAGATACCATCAATCCTATTATATCTCCTGAAAAAGGATATCGCCCTGGAACTCCTAATATATCAAGTAATACTCCTATTATGGATAATGGAATTCTTACCGCATCAGATGCTACAGAATTATCTTTTGCTTATGGATTAATTCCTATCAATAGTAGAGGTAATAGATATGATGAAAAGAGAGATTTATGGACTCATATTAGAGATAGAGTTATAACTATACCTAATGATGTAGATAGAGTAGTTGTAAACTATACCTGGCACTCTAAATCAGATGAATGGAGTGATGTAAGAGATGGATATGCAACAATGACTGATGTATTAAATAGAATACGGAATGGTGAAACTGTAGTTGAAACATATCCTCCTTTCTCTGGGACAGGTATTTATAATCTAGATACAAAAACACCATGGTTTAATCCTTATATTTCTCATACTGATTCTAAATGGTATATTCCTGCATACAATGAATATATTACAAAACCTGAAGAGTATTCTTATTATATAATTATGGGTGTTACTCCTGGTAAGACTTATAACTTAAGATGTTTTGCTTCTGGTTTTAAGATGCGTGATTATGGGTTTGTAGTAGGATATAATGAAGACATAGCTAAAAGAAGAATAGATATGACTGATTATTAAAAAGATAGAGCATAGGTCTTAGACCTATGCTCTTATTTATTGTTCTATTTCAGGATATCTATAGGATTTGAAACTAGAATGTGCTGCACTATTATTATCTTCGAACCTAATCTTATTAATCATATTTAGTTCTGCATATCTTGGTTTTGTATAATAAACTGGTCTTGTAATAGGAATATCATATAATATTTTATCCCATGCAGTTTCATTATCAGTATAATTAAACGGAGCAGCGTACTTTACATTTTTAATATAAATAGATTCAGCTTCTGAATGATCAGGCAGTTCTACTGGTGGGAACTTTTGAACAATCTGTCGTAAATCTCCTATTTCAAAATCATCTTCATAAGTAGAATCATCAGATATTTGCAATTGGTCTAATTCATATTCATAATCTTCACTATTAGGACCATAATCAGGATTACCAAATTTAAGATTAGTTAGAACAGTTCCTATATTAATATCTGTATTTTCATATTCTACAACTTTTCTTCCATCAAAGAAGAATCTATCTAAACTATGAGCTCCTCTACTAAACATAATCTGATGCCATTCAGTATTGATATTATATGGATATTCATATAATGCTTCTCCATTCATAAAGAATGCAGTGGAGATTTTTTCAGGGCTGTCATTATAATATCCTATAAGAATTTTAATAACATTTCCTTTATCATCAGAAAACTCTAACCCAGGGATATACTTATTTTTATTCTTATTTGTATCTAGTTTAACTATAGCAGAATCATGGAGTTTAAACCAAAAACTAACACAGAACAATCCATCTAGTCTAAGAGTGATATTATCCATATTATACAAATATGAATTCTTTTTAAAGAAAGATGCTGAATTGTATTTAAAATCTAAATAAGGATCTTGAATACAAGAGGGAGATGAGAATAAAATAGACCCTCCACTTTCTTCTTTACCCCAGCTCTTTCCTATTAACCCATGATCAACAATTCCATCTTCCTTTGTAAATCTAAGTGTATTAAAATATTTTCTAATAGCCATAATATTCTAATCCTCTCCAACATATTCATCATCATCTTTATCAACATCAGGTATTATAATTTTATTTTGTATATCATTAGGAATTCCATATATGATCTTTCTATAATAAACGTTTCCATCCCCATAGATACCATCAGAAATAACCCATTCAAATAATCCCACTCTATTCATTATTTCATAATCTGTAGCAGATTCGAATTCATAATAAATATGATTATCATAATTCAGTTTAGGGATATCAATCTGTAATGAACAAACCACCCCAGAATAGGGTTTTGCTGCCATTGTATCTAAGTTTAAAATATGAGCTATAGGAATAGAGATTAATGATTTATCATAATACGATTCATTCAATATTGCAGGGATTTTACCAGCTAAGATTGCTGTTTGAGAATTTACAATACTATTATTAGTAGGATGCTTTGTTTGTAAAGCTATATTTATAGGACTAGGCGTTTCAGTAATATCATCTTTAAAGAACTTCACTGTATACTTAATCAGTGTATCATTCTTCATATGTTCTAATACGTTATGGTGTACTAGAGTGATAAACCAGTCTTTATGTTCAATAAGATCTTCATAGGTAAATGGTAAAGTAGGGTCTGGTATATAATATCTATTATGCTTAATACCATCGGCTACATGAACCATACTATTTAGATCTCTAGGTAAGTATATTTTTTCTTTATTCATATAAAATCACCGTTTAAGAAATGTATTTTATATAAGTGTCAAACCAATACCCTATCAGGAATTAACCTGATAGGGTAATTAGTATTATTTCGTTTCTTCAACTACTTTGGAAAGAAGGTTGTTAAGAACTGTAAAGGAGAAGAGGATTACAGTAGGAAGGAGGAATCCATCACGAATTTTGCACCAACCCTGTTCTTTAGCTGCATCTTCTTTAAGTTTAGCAGTGTATACATCAACAACTTCTTTAATCTGAGGCATGCCAGATTCTTTCAACCATTTGGTGAAATATTTCTTTGCTTCATCAGTAACAACGTTTTGTACATTATCAATCAATTCACTCTTAATAGAAGTAAAATCAATTTTTTCAAGTACTTTGTTAGCCATTTATAAGCTACCTCCAAATATTAATATTCTTCATAGACAAAATTCTTTGTCTTTATACCATCTTTAAAGCATTCAATAGTAACAGAGCTGCCTTTTAAGAAGAATACACTTCCATCAATAACTTTACCATTTGCTTTAAAGGTAATACCTTCTTGAGGTTTTACAGTAAACATTGAAACCTTCTTGTAAGAATCTTCAGTGGTAGATCCATCATCTGCAGGTACTCCTTCTTCAGTGAGTTTCTTAACTTTTTCCTGAAGTTTTGCAATATCTGCATTCAATGTACCAATCTGTTTTTCTTGTTCAGAAGTTTTGTCTTGTAATGTCTTCTTTTCAGTATTAGCTTCATCTAAAGCTGTTTTTGCTGTTGTATAATTTTCTTTAGTAGAATCTAATTCTGTTTGAAGAGAGGTTACTTTTTCACTAGCTGTTTTGAGTTCTGCTTCCTTCTTAGTAAGATCAGCACTCATATCAGAACATTCTTTATTCTTTTTAACAAGTTCAGAACTAATGTCTGTATTTAACTTATTCAAGCTAGTGATCTGTTTTTGCATATCATCTACTTGTTTTTTACAAGCATCGAGCTCTTTAGATAATTCTACTACTCTATCAGTCATAGTATCATCCGAAGGAGGAACTACAGGATTTTCAGCAGTAAAATGTGCTACCTGATCTTTATATGTCTGAAGAGCAACACTCAAATTATTAAGAGCATCAATTTCCAATTTTTCACGTTTAGTTAAATTTTCAAAACTTGCTTTAAGTTCATTATATTCTTTAACCAAACCAGATCCACTGGACTGACCTTTGCTAAGTTCATCTACTTTGGCTTGAAGTTGTTTAGAAAGTTCAACAACTTTCTTATATCGAACTTCCAAAGCCCTATATTGAGCGGAGGTGAAAGTAGGCATTTTTATAAGTCCTTTCTAATTAAAAAATATATACTACTTACTTAATAGTTTCTACTATTTGTCAGCTTCTTCTGCTTTCTTCTTTGTAGTAGTTTTACGTTTAGCTGTGGTAGTAGTCTTCTTCTTAGTAGTAGCAGAAGTAGTTGTTTTCTTTTTTGCAGTAGTAGTTGTAGAACGTTTACGAGTTGCAGGTTTCTTAGCAACAGTAACTTTTTCTTCTTCTACTTTTTTAATCTGATTTTGAAGCTTAAGAGATACTTCAATCTGTTTATTTAATTCTTCTTGTTTATCTTTAGCAGCCTTTTCTGCAATTTCAATCTTACCTACAATTTCTTCTTTCTCTTTCTTAATAGCTTCAATTTCTTCTGTAAGAGCTTCGATGGTTTTGTTCAATTCTTCGATTTCATTTTGAGCTTTTACCAATTTACTTTTTCTTGTCAATCCTAACATGTGATTCTCTCCTTTAAAAAATATAAAATAAAATTATTTTATTGTCTTAGATCTAATTACTCTGAAGGAGGTTGCACGGGACTATTTGCTGGAGCTGCATGCAACGACACTATAGTGTATCCAGGCTCATTGGTTGCCGAAACTCTGACTGGTTCTCCATAAGGAACTCGAACCGTTGTTCCATTAGCCGCTATATTATTTATCATTATTGTAGCCCCTCTGGATGCACTTACATTAAAATTTACGTAATATTGTTTGATATCTTCAATAAAGTATATACCACCAATATAGTTTATCTTAAGAATTATAAAACCATTAGTCTTAATAATATCATTATTCAATGCTTCTAAAGAGGAGTATTTAGATTCTCTATTAAATACTACAGAGGTGGCACCGGTTCCAAATGCTATTTTAGAATTGCCATAAGTTTTAATAATTATCGTAAACAAAGCAGTACCTTCTAAATTATGAGCATTAAATCTATCATTTTGCACTGACGGCTCTTTAGGAAATACAGGAATAATACTATTCACATCTAATGTTCCAGGAAGATTAATAGTAATAGTACTCGGTGTGCTTGCATCTGTAGATCCAACTACGCCATAAGTAGTACATCTAGATCTTCTAGTTACATTATCAGCGAAAGTACTAGATACTACAAGATTTTCAGAAATGTCCAATGTTCCAGTTGTAGGAGAAGTATATGCTGGGTGTACATCGATATTATTAATAAAATCCATATATTGAATATCTTGTTTTAAATCCGATACTTTCTTGGGAAGTTCTTCTTTAGTGGCGTAGTTAGTGAGATCAAGAGATTGGCTTTGTCCACCTAAACGTTCCCAATTATTGTTTACATGGAGATATTCATCATACATATTTTCCCCAGAACCGCTTCCTCTTACAAGATAAATGGTAGCATCATCTATATTAGAAGTGGGGAGAGCTGTTACGACTTCTATTTTAAAATTAGGGATCTTTTTAATAAGATCATTAATTTCTTTCTTTGTGTAAGCATCTATATTTACAACTTTATTTACAGGAAACAGTTCTTTACCAGCTAAATTTATCTTTTCAATCTTATTAGCTTGAGCAGACATTTCTACGGTAGACAGTTTTCCTTTTTCTTCTTCTGTAAAATTGCTTTCTGATAATCCCATTCCAGGGGATTTAGCAACAAAGATGCGTCTACATTCCGAAAGGAATGTTTTTAAATTATCTAAATTAAGAAATTTACTCATTATGAATAATATTCCTTTCTATATATTAATTTTGGAAAAAGTCTGGTACAGATTCAGACGGAGCAAGAATAATATTTACAGCAAAGTTATCTAATTCTCCATCATTATTATTTAAGAAATCATATCTAGAAGATTGAAGACCAATATCATTGATATTACCGCTATATACCAAAGATCCAGCTGAATTTCTTGTTACAGTACCGTATTTATAAGCAAACTTAACTTCATTATCTTTTCCAGCGACTTTATAAGGCACCTCTACGATAATAGATACATTATTTCCAAGATTTCCAAAGTTGGTTTTAAAGGTTACATTAACTCTAAATGCTTGACCATTTTCAACTAAAGAAATAGATTTGATTTCTTCTGTCATGTTTAATCGTTTATCAATGTTATAATAGCTTACTAAGTTATTATCAAAGATAGCACTTAATTTAATAGCTTTCTTAAATCCATCTTTAAGAGTATAAGTAGTATCACCAACTACATTATCTACTATGCTATCGAGTTTATTAGATGTAAATACTCCATTAGGAATAAGATCTGCAGTATCTTTATTCTTATAAATCTTTAACCCCAATTTATCAATATCTAAATTTCTATCCAATTTATTTAATTCATAAGAAATCTTATAATTAGGAATAGAGATAGTCTTATCAACCCTATACAATTCAATCTTAATAGGATCCCCATTATTAATAGTAAAATCTTTGGTTACATTTGTTTCACCAATACTAGATTTTTCATTATTAATAGTATTTACAAATCTCATTGCATAGTTAGGCATGATAGTATCATAAACTCTACTAATAGAAACAGAAGTAGTATTAAATAATGCTAATATTTCATCATTATTATATGCTTCTCCACTACCAATATTGATACTTTGAGATCCATCAAAACTAACTCCATTAATAGTTACAGGATGAGCTAATTTATTAGCAGTCACCGCATTAGCAATTTCTTGAACTGTCCAATCTGTATCTGATGTAGTTGGGTTGTTATTTTGATTAGATAAGATATATTCTTTTCTATCAGCTAATACATATACGCTCATTCCAACCTTACGTTTACTTAAAGGAATTTGGTTTCTTTCAGTTCTAGTTCTAACAATAAACCTCCCTCCTTTAACTTCATTAGAATCTGTTACAGGAAGAGGACCAGAATTTTCAATGAGAAGATTTTGATTATTCACATTCATTATAAATTTATTTACTTCACTCATTGACTTATTTACCTCCAATCAAAGTTAATTAATATAATGTGAAAATAAAAATAAAATAGAGTAAGTGGGTTATCCACTTACTCTATTAAAAATTAGATTATAAAACAATATTTAAATACAAACCAGTTGTAATATTAGTATTAGAAATGAAGTAATAAACATCATATTTCTTATATGCTTCTTTAGTAATCTTTTCTTCAGGGTATTTATGAACAATCTGTCTTTGATAATCCATAAATACTCCTATACTTTCTGCTCCATTAGTTAATTCTTTAGGTAAAATAAAGAATACTGTGTTAAAATCAGTATGAACAGTTTTCCCTCTTAAAATATTAGTTTCAAGAATATTTAAAGAAATTGTTCTTGCTGCATTTCCCTCAACAATGTTTGATATATTTTCAAAACCCTTTCTATTAATGGGAATATCAGATGATGATGAAAAATCAGAAAGTTCTAATAAAGATTCAGCATTTACTTTGGTAGAATTGGGAATATAATCTCCATTATATTGTTCATATGTTCCATCACCATTTGTTCTACTAGCAACAGGGAACAAACCAGAAGCAACATACATCTGAATTTTATCAGATTTTTCTTTTTCTCTTAAAATATCATCATCAATAGCTCTAATATATATTTCTAATTCTTTAAATACTGAGGAGTTAACCCCTTCTGTAGAGCTAGAAGGATTGTACGGTAATATTACTTTAGCAACAAAAGAGCTATCCCCAAGAGGGAAATTGCCATTAGATGTAGTAGAATATGTAAGCTTAAAGCAAGCAGAGTCGTTGAAAGTATCAACACTACATGTTGAATTCATAGATCCATCAAGAGATTCAAATTTAAGAGGATGAGAACTTGCATCAGTTGAATTCAAGATACTACCATTATCCAAATCAAAATCTTTAGGTAAAGAAATAGGATTGGTTACTTTATCAAAGATAAAATAAACTGTATTGTTATTAGAATCACGATCTACTTTAAGAATATTAATATGAAGTGCATCTAATTTATTAAGAATATCTACTTCTTTATTGATAGTGTCTAATTTAGCAAGTTTAGTCTGATCATCTTCAGTTAATCCATGAATATTCTGAACTTCTGCTTTTGTAGCCAAATCTCCTTTAGCCGAATTAATACTAAGATCTACATAAGTCTGAGTAGCATAATTATTTAATCTATTAGAAAGATCATTTACTTCAGATTTTTGTGCATAATGTGGATAAAGTTCATCCTGTTTAAAAGAATCTAGATCTCTTCTTTCCAGTAGATTTCTTTTATTTAATGCATTCATTCCAACTTCTAAATTATTAATTTTATTAAGTTTTTCTCTAGTATCTGATGTGAATGTATCATAATCAGACTTTTCTACAAAAGTTTTACCGCTAAGAGTATCAGTTACTGCTTTAGCTGCATTAGCTGCAGTTTCAATTTCACCAATCTTAGCAATATTCTGTTTATCTGTTAAACTAGGAACTTCTGTTTTAGTAGCGAACTTATTATCAGCTTCAGATTTATAAAGAGTAAATGCAGCATCTTCTACAAAAGTTTTACCGCTAAGAGCATCAGTTACTACTTTAGCAGCATCTGCTTTAGCTTCGATTCCATCAATCTTAGCGATCTTAGCTTGATCCGCAGAGCTTAATCCAGTTCCAGCTGATGTTAATTCTGCTTTAGTAGCAAACTTACCATCAGCTTCTGTTTTATATGCAGTAAATGTATCATCTTCTACAAAAGTCTTATCTTTAACACTGTCGGTAACAGCTTTCATATCTTGCAAAGCTTTTTTGGTTTCTTTATCAGCTTCTTGATAAGATTGAAGATCATGTTGAAAAGCTCTCATTGCAGATTCTGTATATTGTTTATTAGCATAGTTTTTGTAAACATTATCTTTATAAGCATTAAATGCAGAATCTTCTACAAAAGTCTTATCTTTAATAGTATCCGTTACAGCTTTAGCAGCATTAGCAGTGGTTTCGATAGTATCAATCTTAGCGATCTTAGCTTGATCATCAGAACTCAAACCTGTACCAGCAGCAGTAACTTCTGCTTTAGTAGCAAATTTACCTTCTGCTTCAGACTTGTATGCTGTGAATGTAGCATCTTCTACAAAAGTCTTATCTTTTAATCCATCTGTTACATTCTTAACTTCAGTAAGAGAAGCTTTAGTAGCAAACTTACTATCTGCATCAGATTTATAAGTATCAAATGCAGATTCTTCTACAAAGGTCTTATCCTTAATAGAATCTGTTACAGCTTTAGCTGCAGCAACATCTGCTTTTACAGCATTGATACTATCAGCTGCATTCTTAGCTTCAGTTACTTTAGATTCGAATTCATTCAACTTAGCAGCAGCATCTTTAGCAGATTGAATATCCTGTTTTACATTTTCAGGAAGTCCAGCAGTAGAAACAGATTCAATAGACTGCTTGAGTTCATTATATTTAGAAGTTACATCCTGAGTTACAGGCTGTAATTTTTCTGTAAATTTAGCATCTAATGCAGACTCTTCTACAAAAGTCTTATCCTTAAGAGTATCTGTAACAGCTTTAGCTGCATTAGCAGTAGTTTCAACAGTATCGATCTTAGCAATCTTAGTTTGATCTTCTTCAGTTAATCCATGAATATTCTGAACTTCTGCTTTAGTAGCAAACTTACCATCAGCATCAGATTTATAAGTATTAAAAGTAGATTCTTCTACAAAGGTTTTACCTTTAAGAGTATCTGTTACTGCTTTAGCATCATCGGCTTTTGTTTCAATTCCGTCAATCTTAGCAATCTTAGCTTGATCTGCAGAGCTCAAACCTGTTCCAGCAGTTGTAACTTCAGCTTTTGTAGCATATTTAGTTTCTACTTCAGATTTATAAGCAGTGAATGCAGAATCTTCTACAAAAGTTTTATCCTTAATTGTATCTGTTACTGCTTTAGCTGCATTAGCTGCAGTTTCAATATCATCAATCTTATTGATCTTAGCTTTATCTGCTACACTAAGATTACCTGTACCAGAAGTTGTAATTTCGTCTTTAGTAGCAAATTTACCTTCTGCTTCAGACTTATATGCAGTAAATACAGAATCTTCTACAAAAGTTTTATCTTTCAAACCATCTGTAACAGCTTTAATGCTCGTTACATCAGTTTCAATACCATCAATCTTATTGATCTTAGCTTGATCAGCAGGAGTTAAACTAGCTGTACCAGTTCCAGCACCACTACCAGATGTGCCAGCTGCAGCTAATTCTGCTTTAGTAGCAAACTTACCATCAGCTTCTGTTTTGTAAGATTCAAATACACTTACGTCAAGTTTATTGGTTTTAATCTGACCAATATTTTCTTCATTAGTAGTAGCCTTTTGAGTAGCAGCATCAATCTTTTCGGCTGTTGCAGATTTATAAGATTCGAATACAGTTGTTTCGAGCTTACCAGTCTTAATAGCTTCAATAGATTCAGCATTAGCTGTAGCTTTTTGTTCTGCATTACCAGCTTTAGTAACAGCTTCTGTAATCTGTTCTGTCTTTGCTTCTACAGCCTGTTTAGCTGTTTTTACGTCTTCAAGAGCATGTTCTACTCGTGCACTCATTTCTTTAACAGAATCTTCAGACTGTTTAGCTTTATCAAGAGCTGTTTGAATCTTTTCTTCTGTAGTTCCCTTGTCTGCTTTAGCCATTACGTTTTGTGCATTATAATTAGCACAACCACTAAAATCACCAAAAGCTACAGGAGAGTCACAAACTTCTACTACAGATACTACCTGTTTACCAGAAATCTTATGAATAGTGTTTTCTAAACCGCATACTACATAAACATCATCATCCATGTTTACATCAATAGCATTAGGTCCTTTGCCAACAGGAATAGTAGTAATATTGTTACCTTCTTTAATAGCTTTAGAAGAAGTTTCAATAATAGTTACTGTATTTCCATCATAGTTAGCAACAATAACGTTACCATAAGAATCATTTACAAGAGCAACAGGACGAGCACCTACTTCAAAATCTACTACTTTCTTAGATTTCAAAATACGAGATACAGTATTAGAACCAGAGTTGGCTACCCAAATAGTATTACTTGTATCACAAGTAATAGCAGCAGGATTGCTTCCTACATTGATGCTATCTACAACAGTAGTATTTACAATCTTATTTACAATACCACCAAGATCTGCACCTGTCTTAGGATCGATCTTATGAGAAAGATAGCAAGCTACCCAAATAGTACCTTCTTCATCAGATACAATAGATTTAGGGCCAGCTGCTACAGCAATATTCTTAACAACCTTATCTTGAAGATCTTCATTTTCTGTAGCAGAAGTATTCTTGTAAGAAGGAATTTCTACTTTAGATACAGTATTATCTCCATAGTTTGCTACATAGATATTACCATTAGGATCTTCACAGCAAGCAACAGGTTGTTTACCAACCTTTACTTTTTGGAAGAGAGTATACTTTCCTTCACCAACATTCTTCTTGTAATGATAAAGATATCCATTATTTCGGTTTGTGATAAACAAACTTACTTTATCCTGAGATACAGTAATAGACGAATAACCAGGCTTACCAGCAAAAGGATCTTTTTTCCCATGACCTGTAATAGTTTCTACAGGATTTTCTTCTTTAGGAGTGGTATCTTTAGGATTTACAATACCTACTTCCTTTTCAAGATCAAAAATTTCAGAGGATACATCATTGGAAATTTTCAATACTTTAGCCTTATATGCATCAATTACGAATAAATCATTCGGAAACATATATAGATTACCTCCATTTTTAATAAATAAAAAATTAATTATTTTATTTAAAATAATTAATATGATGTCAGAGCTTATCCTCTGACATCATATAGTATTTTAGTGTATATTATCTTAAGAATATTTTCACTATAGTTTGATGATCATGATCTAGACTATCATCAGGTATTTCAGTCATATTTAATTTACAATAATAAATTAAGAGATTTTTATTATCATCACTTAATTTACCTTCGCATAATTCTTTTGGATAATGATCAAAATAATATGTTTTATCATCAAATTGTGCTCTAAGTTTATTATATTTTATAATACCAGATGATTTTTCTTTTAAATTACTTAATAATCTATCATCATTAAATTTTGAATCGTCTAGTGCTATAAATAAATATATTTGATATTCTCTATTATCATTATATGGATTACTTTTTGTCAAAGAATTATCCAAAATAGTATTTATTATTTGATAACCATAATTATATTCTATTCCTTCACTTGAATATTTATTATAAATATTATCTATGGTAATTTCTCTTAATCTATAATAATTCACAAACATTAGATCAAACCCAGGCATCATTCCATGAGTTGTTTTCTTTGATTCATCATAATCATTACCAGTATATTTATAGAATATATTTGGATATATTTTCCCATTATAACTTATATAATCTAAAGTATTTGTATCTTTTAAATACATATCTAAAGCAATACCATACCTAAAATTATATTCTCTATAAAATAATCTATCTCTGATATTTCGTATAGAATCTATATTATTATATCCATATATTGGTTTCCATAAATTATTTCCATTGCTGTCATACTCATCTTTTACTCGATATTTGCAACTAATTTTTACTTTTTCATAATTAAAAGGAAAATCATCTTTAACAAAATTATCTATTGTGCTATCAGATGCAATTATTTTTAATCTATAATAACTAGATTCTTCATTATAATTTACAGTTAATTTTTTACCATCTTTTTCAAAAGTTATTGGGTTATGCTCTGATGATTGAGGAATATCTTCGAAATCTTTCGGTAATTTTGGATTATTATAATCATAATCTATACTAAAATCGATTAAATAATATGCTTTATATATCGCCCCATCAATTTCTTCTTTAAATTCTATATCAATAACTGTTATAAATAAAGTTCCAAAATTATCTTCTATATCTATTCTCTTTTTAAGATTTGCTAAATCTTCTTTAGACATCATATTCTCTTTAAGAGTATCAATATACCCAATTCTAGTTCTATCCTCGGGAGATATAGCATTTGCTTTAGCTTCTTCTATTTTAATATTAGTTTCTGATTTAAAAGTATCTAAATCTTCTTTAGATGCTTTTGATGTGTTGATAGTTTCAATATTAGTATTTACTGTATTTTTGAATTCATCAAATTCTGTTTTAAGAGAAGTATTATTCTTCAAAGATTCTATATTCTCTGTATTAGTAGCTACTTTAGATTTAAGATCTTCTATCTCTTCTGATGTAGTTTTTGCTTTTTCTATTATATCATTTAATTCTTTATCTTTTTTATCAGATTCTTCATCTTTAGCCATTATATTTAGCTTATTATAAGTAGCACATCCTGTAAAATCTCCGATAGCTACAGGAGAATCACATACTCTTATAGTGGATATAACTTTTTTATTATATATCTTATAAATAATATTTCCCAATCCACATACTACAAGTATTTCATCTTTAGAATTTATATCTATAGCATTAGGTCCTTCCCCTACAGGAATTGTGGTAATATTATCCCCAGCAGCAATAGCTTTAGAAGAAGTTTCTATCATAGTAACAGAATTTCCTTCATAATTAGTTACATACACATTACCAAAGGAATCATTTACAATAGCCATAGGTCTAGGCCCTACTTCAAAATCTACAATACGTTTAGATTTTACAATCCTAGATACAGTATTGGATCCAGCATTAGCAACCCAAATGGTATTATTAATATCACAAGTAATGGATGAAGGATTATTTCCTACTACTATCTGATCTACTACAGTAGCATTTACAATCTTATTTACAATACCACCGATCTCTGTATCATTGATAGGATCTATCTTATGAGAAAGGTAACAAGCTACCCAAATAGTACCTTCTTCATCAGATACAATAGATCTAGGACCAGCAGATACTACCATAGTTTTAACTACTTTATCTTGTGCTTCTTCATTTCCTAAGAGCTTAGATTTAAATGTAGGAATTTCTACCTTAGAAACAGTATTGTCTCCGTAGTTGGCTACATAGATATTACCATTAGGATCTTCACAACAAGAAACAGGTTTCTTCCCTACACGGATCTTTTGAAATAAAGAAAATTCTCCACTTATTGCGTCTTTTTTATAATGATATAAATGGTTTGTAATTCTATTAGTGATAAATAAACTAACCTTATCTTGAGATACTAAGATAGACGAATAACCAGATCGTTCTTTCTTCTTAGTTGTATTATCTTTTCTATTTACAATCTTTTCTATTTCTGTATCAGATATTTTTAAGTATTTCTTTATAAGATTTTTAGTATCTTCATCTATAGACACATAATCTTTATTATCTGTAACAATATCTTCTTTTTCTAAATTGAAAAGTTCAGTAGATATATCATTAGATACTTTTAAAACTTTTCTATTATAAGAATCTATCACATATGCATCATCGAGAAACATATCAAAACCTCCATATATTTTATATAAAGTCAATTTAATACGATGTCAGAATTCAATCTGACATCGTATTTTTATTTAGGTTACGGAATTAGGATTATTAGCAATAAAGTCTAGCATTAAAATTGTTTGAGGAGAATCTTTACTAGCTATCTGTTCAGGGAATACATGATAGAATAATGATAAGTGTGAATTAGGGGTAATTCTTGTTTTAAGGTTTTCATCATCTATTTGATCTAATGGATATTTCTTAAATAAATATAATACACCATTTACCATTATAGGAAGAACGTTAAGAAGAGTTCCTGTATTATCTCTATCTACATCTTCCTTGGTTCTAATAAATATAGCATTTTTTTCTCCAAAGTATGTTGAGGGTCTTGTAAAAAAAGTACTAACTTTATGCTTATAGGGGGCAATAACATTTTTCTTATCAAGAACATAACTAATATCAATAGATGCCAAATATGCCCACATCAAATAGTTTTGATCTTCTCCTGGAGGAGAAACTAATTTAGGAATATAATCTTCTCCTACTTTTTTGAAATAATTAGGATCCTCTTTTTTATCTAAAGGATATTTTAAGAAGAATACCCCAAAAGTACCAGATTCTTGAGGGGTATTTTGTTGCTCAATTTTTTGTTGTATTTCATTTATCTGAGGAAAGTCCACATAAAAATGAAAATCTTTAGGATGTTCTGCATTAGGATCTTGTTCACTAATATATTTAAGAGATAATTTTAAATTACGTTTAGCGGTAGGATACTCTGTAGGATTTCCATCAGAATCATAAGGAATTATATTTTTTACTGTAAATCCGTGCTTATCATTATCATAAGGACAAATGATATCTTCATGCCCTTTTTTAGAAATGGTTAAAGAAGCACCATCTCCAGTTAAAGTATAAGAGAAATCATCAGGTTTAAAAGCTATATTATCCTCTTCTTGTATATCAAAATATAATGTATAAGAAGTAGTCCCATCCTCTTTATTTTCTTCATCTATTTGACTATAGTATAGTTTAAACATGTTTTTTAAAGCCATTACATCACAAATAAATGCAAGTCTTTCAGATTCTTCTTTAGGAATAAAGTTTTTAGAAAATTCATTTAACTTATCACTTAAAGAACCCATCGTAATAAGATCTAATGGTTTAATATGATCTTTATAATTAGTTTCTGTAATTTCTTCATTAGTTATTTCTAATTTATGGAAGGAAGAATCTTCTCTACAATAAATAATAGCATTTGGGACTAAAGAGCATTTACAAATTTTATCTTTATTTACTATATCCACTAAATGATCTACTACAATGATACCATTTCTAATATATTTATTATCTAATACGTAATTATTATAATCAGAATATAGAGGAGATATAATTTTAGTCCCAATATATTTATTTCCCATTAAGCAATCCTCCAATTATAAAATAATAAAATAAGCACAATATTACTACCATGTCAGATTTAATCTGACATGGTAGTTTTTTATTTGCCTTTTACATTGTCTTTATAAAATTGTTCAAATTCAGATTTCTTTTTTACTAGATCCATAATTTTAATATACACTTCTACAGGTACATATTCTAATTTTTCTATAGTATCCCTCACATTATTATACCCCTTATCTATTTCTAAATACAAAGTATAAAAAGCGATAGCATCTTTATTAGAATAATAATTGTTTATGCCGATATCCATTTCATTAACTAAGGCATCAGATGTATTAATTATTAGATTACGAATAAGATCATTGTTATGATTATTCTTATTTATATCTATATTAATTTTAGCACCTATCCCTTCTATAGAACTGGAATCATTATCATTAGTAGATTTAGATTCTTCCTCTTTATTAGGATGAGAAGAATTGTAAAGATGAAATAGTTTTTCAAATAGAGAAAATATTCCATTTACAGAAGTTAGTAGTTTTATGAAATCTGATCCAAGCAACCCCAAAATCAAAGGCGGGATGAGAATAAGTCTAGGGGATATAGCCATTACAAATGGAGCAGTAGCTATAGATATAAATGTATCTACAATAGCATTAGTTAGTATTTCAGATATTAGTTCTCTTATACTATGCTTAGTATTGTTTTTATATTTAAAACACAGTACATGAATCGAAGAACCAAAAAGAGATATAGTTCCACACAATAAAAGTTCCAACAGAGTAATCTCTAATATTAATTCATTATTAAAGTTATTCATAAATTAGAGTTCCTCCAATTCAAAAATATGCTATTTACTCCCCAGATTTAATTTATCATCTACTTCCTTGTTAACTTTAGCCGGTGCAATTTTTTCTTTATTAATAATTTCTTTAGGTATTCCTTCATTTTCAATACCATAAGATCCAGACGGGCTATTATATTTACTATTAATGAATTTATTAGTAGTTTGAATAGCAGCACCTACAGCTCCTGTATAAGTAGCAAATACAGCATATCCTCCCCAATCTATATTATTGTATAAAAGATAGAATGACCCTGCTACAAATACTAAATAACTAAAAAGTGCCATAAGCCTAGTAAGAGATAGCGTATTCTCTTCAAAAAATAATTGATTTAAAAGTCCTCTTTTTTTCAAGCTATTACCTCTTTCCATAATAAACTTATTTTTATGTTTTTTAGGCCCATATGGGTATACCTGTCTACATTTTAGTAAATCTAGAATAAGGGGTATAAAATATTATGATAGAAATCATAATAATTTCAATACTTGGGTCATTATCTTTTTTCATTTTTTCATGTCTAATTTTATCTGAAATCGTTTCATCTATGAGCAAAGCAAATTTAAATAAACAAGTATTATCTATATTAAGAACTTCTGAAAAGAAGATGAGTAAAGAACAAGTAAACATGGATTCTATTAATGAAGAAATTCTTGCTATCAAAGATAATACTATAAGGATAAATAAAGATATACAAAAAATAAATGATAAATTAGATAAGTTGATATAATCTGGTAGGCATATAACAATGCCTACCAGCAACATTTTGTTAATATGAAATCTGATAAGGAGATATAGTTTTATGGCAAAGATAAAAATTATTCCTATCGGCTATGATAATAAAAGTGTATATAGAGAAGATATGGCATTAAGCGATGGTAAATTTTCTGCCTCTACTCCTTTTATTATCTTATCTAATAAACCTATACCGAAACATGTTAAAAGTTATTTTGAATTTAAAGTAACTGATTTTAAAAGAAATGAATTATATAGACACTTACCTCTTTATGTAGGAATACATAAAGAACCTTCTTCCGGTATTTTATCTACTGACTTTAGTTTAGGTAGTATTTATTATACAAGAAGACAAGATTTTGAAACTTATGAACAATACAACAAATCTGCTTATTGTGAACACTATAAAGTTACCGGTAAGAAAGAAAGAATCCCATCTAAGAATGATGTTATTGGAGTAGGTGTAGATCCTGATTATAACCAAATAAATATTTTTGTAAATGGTCATCCTTTCTACTCTTTTGCTCCTAGAGAATTTGAAATCAATGATGAAGACGATTTCTATTTTACTATATGCTCCAGAGTATTTGAAAATATAGGCGGATATATAAATTATGGATCTGCTCCCTTTGAATACAAACCTGATGGATATATAAGCTTAAACCAATACTATTTTGAACGATATCCTTTTAGTTCTGAAATAATAGGAAACGTTTCATACCTATCCAATGATGATTCTACCAATAATTATTATTCTAATAGAATAAAGTATGGTGTAGAATTTGGGATGACAGTTCATGTAGAAAATGATTTAGCTCCTTTAGGATCTAATTTAAATGAAAGAAAAACTTATATAGAACCTAATCTTGGGGATGTTCAATTATACGATCCTAATAATAAGAATTCATTTATCATATATTCTGAAAATCAGAATCCTGCAGATCATGCTTATTTCCCATATCCTATCCCTTCTGATCAAAAGATCTATTTTGAGTTTAATTGTAAAGAAGCACCTATGGATAATGGATATGTTGGTTTGCCAATACAGATTGGTATAGCAGATCATAAAGAAATAGAAAAGTCTATTACTGATCCTTCTTATAAGTCTTTCACTATTGATTTATTTAGAAAAGATTATAATTATTACTATGCTAATGTAACCCTTAATGATAAGACTATTCATTATCCTATAAGAACTGTATATGGTCCTGTATATCCTATGGAAGGAGATACTATAGGGGTATTGTTGGATCTAAAAGATCAAACAATAAAGATCTACAATAACAATACGTTATATATGACTGCAGATTTAAATGAATACTTAGGATATGCTGATGATTCTAGAACTTTTGTATCTAGTGAAAAGAGTAGGATATTCTTTAATGATATTCATGAAAACTACTACTTCTTTGTAAAAGCATATACAGATTCATTTACTGGTAATGGTCATATGTTATTTAATCTTGGAGAGCCTGAGAATAAAGATCCTTTAAAATATCATGCATTATATGATAACAAGGATATCATGACTTACTGGTATTATTATAATTACAATATCAGAAAATTGTATTATAAGGATTTAGAGTTTGTTCTTACTACTCTTCCTTACCATATCAATGTATCTAAGAACATTACATGTTCTATCTATGTAAAATCTAAATACGATGGTAACGATCTAGATTTTGGTCCTGGATTGAATATGATGTATGATACATACAATATTATATCAGATAATGAAGAAAAAGCAAATGTTCCTGATTTAACTGCTTTTGAATTTTATGAATTAACTCATAATAAAGTAGATAATGATCAGAATAAGTTTATTAAAGACTTAATCATGTTTGCTAGTGTTAGAATAGATAAAAAGGTAGAAGAATTTAATGAAATGATTTTATATTCTGATAGGTTCTTATTTAGATATACAGATATTGAACAGGATATATTGATTGGTAATTCATATATATCTAAAAACAAATATAACAAAGATATTTTATCTTGTAATTTTAATTACATTAATCGAATTAAGATTACATTAGTAGGAGATGAAGATTTTGATATAGTAGCAATTACCAATGATGGATCAGAATATACAGAAGATTTTTATATGCTCCCTTCCTCTGATAATACTATAGAATTTCATACAAGACCTAAAAAGAATTATTCTCTCCAATCAGAAGAACCATACTATGAATTTAATGATGATGCCGAAATAAATGCTGGTAGAAAAATATATGGTGTTGAGAATGATATAGAGATAAGACTCTTGACTCCTCCTACTTTAAAATATTATCTTAATGCATTTATAACTGGTCATGATATAAATCATACTGCACTATTTCCATGCGAAAAAATATTGGGTGGCTTTACTCAGAGAAGATTAAAAGAAGTAAAACTTCCAAAGGGAGTAACTAAAATAAGAGTATACTATATAAATGATCCGTATTATCAGGATGAAAGAGCTTATTTTAGCTATGGGGATACTTTTATTAATGGTATGCAACTTGGTCATATAGAAGAGTATTTAAAAAATAATGGGTTATTAAATGACAAAGAATCTGTAGTTTTGTATTATAATTATTTAACTATATTCGATTCAGCTAATGCTATAAAATGGTATGATACTAAAAAACATAAAAATTTCCCACCACCAATTGCTCCATTTACAATAAAAGCATTAGATAATGATTATATATTTGGTAATGGTACTTGGAAAAAAGGAAATGCTATTTCTGGGAATTCTTGTACATATAAATGCACAGTTGGGATAACACCAGAAAAAACATATAAAATTATGAGTCTTGGTCCAAGAAGAGATCCACAATACGGATTCTTTTTGTATTATGGACCTGAAGTTAAAAACGATGCAGTTGATATTGCAGATTATTAAACTAATTATTGGGTAGTAGGTCTTAGCCTACTACCCATTCTTTTTACAATTCATCAAAAGCACGTGTTCCAGTTATTACTAAAGGAAAATCCATATTAGCATTAGAATTTACTGCCCTACCATTTCGTTGATCAATTCTCATATTATCTAATAAGAATTCTGCGGGTCTTTCAATACCAGGAATAGATTGACCTGTTTGTACATTTACAACGTCAAAATACTTTGATCCTGTGGCTTGGTTATATACAACAACAGTTTGTATACTGGGATCTTTTTCAGAGATCATTTTTCTTTGTACAGGGCTTAAATTTGCTCTATATTGGTTAAAAGAAGTATCTATATTAGCTGTACTACCATCAACAGTTACAATATCAGTTAAAGATACATTTGTACTAGCAATACCAGGAGTTCCAACATTAGATGTTTCTATTTTACTACCAGAAAGATTTACTCCAGTATTAATAGATTGAGGAGCTAAAGGTTGATTAATCATAGGTAAGCCATATTTAGGTGCATTAAGCATAGCATAATATGCATCTGTAATAACCTTATCTGAATTTTCATCCTTAACATCTTTCATCATCTGTTCTTTCTTAAGTGCAATATCATTAATCTTATTTCTAATTGCATCTAATTCTCGAACAGCAGAAATTTTGGTATTTAAAATACCCATCTGAACTCCCATAAAGTTAGACATATGTTGAAGACGCATCTTACCACCATACATCTTACTTCTTTTAAATTGAGCTAATTCTTCATCGATGTTTGTATAAATCATATCCGATTGAGCTATGGTTTCATACAACATCTTTCCTGTATCGCTATAACCTTTTTCTAATTCTTTAATTACTGCATTCTTTCCTTTTTTAGAAGACTTATCTTCATCATCTACAATATTTGTATAAGTTATTACAGGAGCATCTTTAGGAGGGCGACCAGGTCCTCTTTTTCTTTTAGAAGCTAACTTTTCTTCTGTAGTATCTATTACAGTAGGTTCTGCAGAAGAATCCTTTTCAATAAGGCTTTCTCCTGATAAACCATAAGTTCTTTCTTCATCTTCACTATCATCTATTAAATCTAAGGTAATAACCTCTTTTTTAGCCATAATACCACCTCTTAAGATTAAATTAATTACTAAGCTGTTATTTTAAGTAAACTTTAATTTAGCTACATATTATAATTATGAAGATATAAAATACTGGAAACTTAATTATAACTGATATATAGGAAGGGGAAATAAGATGCTTTTAAAAGATGTAATTGGATACCCTGAAGGGTCTAATCTTACTATAATGAATGTATTTTATACTAGACCTATTAGAAATGAAGAAACGGGAAAGTATGATAAAGATTATTTGGTTATTATATTTAAGAACAATGATACAGGAAAGAAAGAAATACGAATAGATGTAGAACCTGAATATACTTGGTATTTATTAAAGAAAGAATATCAAACCGAACACAATCTTGCATTTATTGAAAAAGATAAAGTAGAACCTATTACTTGTAAATATAAAGATATAAAATTATCTATTGCAAAAGAAACAGGTAATGAAGATCTTTATAAGCAAAATATGTATTCTGGCAATTTTAGATTGAATGATGCTTTTTTTGCTCATCCTAGATCTTTTGCAGCAGATATGAATATCTTGAATTATACAAGAAGCAGATTTGCAGAGATCTATAAGAATCCTGTTATCCCTATAGATATATTCTTCTTTGATATTGAATCTGATATTATTGATTCAATCTCAGATAATGTAACAATAGGTGAATGCCCTGTAAATGCAATCACTGGGTATTATTCAAAAACAAATACACTATATAACTTTGTCTTAAGAAATAAAAGAAATAAACAAATCCAAGAATTAGAAGATGATATGAAAAAGGATTTTAAAAAGTATAAAGAGAAAGTAAGATCCTTCATTGAATATGATCTTGGTAGTAAAGAGAAAATAAGTAAATATAAACTAGATAATGTAGAATTATCTGTTGGGTTCTTTGATGATGAACTAAGTCTTATATTAGAATTCTTTAAATTAGTTCATTCTTTATCTCCTGATATAGTAACAGCATATAATATCTCTTATGACTTACCCTCTTTGATTGAAAGATTAAAAGCTAATGGAGCAGATCCTAGAGATGTAATTTGTGATCAAGATATTCCTCCTCAATACAGATTCTGTGAATATATTCTTGATGAAAAGAATCTTAATAATCTTGAAGAACGTGGAGATTTTGCCAATATATCTGCAAGATCAACCTATCTAGATCAGATGATAACGTATGCATCTAGACGTAAAGGACAAAGTGCTATCGAATCTAATAAATTAGATTATGTAGGTACTTTGGAATGTGGAGTAAGAAAATTAGATTATCATGAAATAACAACGGATATTGGAAAGTTACCGTATCTAAACTTCTATGTATTCTGGTTATATAATATCATTGACGTTGTAGTTCAAGTGTGTATAGAAGCTCAGACTGATGATCTAAAATATGTATTCAATAATGTAATAGAAATGAATACTCCGTTTCAAAAGATATTTAGGCAAACCAATTATCTCGGAACAAAAGCTGTAGAGTTTTATAAGCATCATGAAGGAGTAATCATTGGTAATAATATCAATAGATTTGGAAAGAAACCTGAAGAAAAATTCTCTGGTGCTTTTGTAGCTGATCCTACCAAGATTTCTGATAAGAATAAAGTAAGAATTAATGGTCAACCGATTTATAAATATAACAATGGGAATGACTTCGATTACAAACGTCTGTATCCTTCTTTGATGCAGGAATTTAATATGGCTACCAACACACAAGTTGGTAAGATTTTTATAGATAATCCTCCTTATAAAGATCCTGAATATCTTAAACTTAGTCCTGGAGGAACTTTTACAGAAAATCTTGCATCATATAATTATATTGAGTTTTGTCACAGGTGGTTAGGAATGATGGATGTAGAAGAGATTTTACAAGAGATTCCTAAGATGAATTTATCTAGTGATAAGAAACAGGTTATAGATCTTATCAATCCTAATAAAATTATATCTATAGATATTCCTATGCCTAATTGGGTTAAGGATGAAGTAGATAAGATTAGAAAGGACTTATTATAATGGATATTTTTAAAGAATTTGTTATAGATGGCGAAAAGTTAATGAGATGCTTAGTAGAAGCTAAGCATCTCAAATCTGAAATAATTCATATTCCTTCGAAGATGCTCAATAAATATAATTATTCAGATTATAAGAATACCTTTGGTTATAATCTTCCTCAAATTTATGGAGAAAGTTTTAATTCAGTTTTTAATATAGGTGTATTTGAAAAATTATTCGATGTAATATTTGTAATTCCCGAGGATTTAAATGTAGAGTATATCTCATTCTTTAGTAAAAGTTTAAATCCCTTCTTTAAAGATATTAAAGAGAATGAAGTAAATACTGATAAGCTATCTTTGCTAATAGGATATAAGCAAGTTGGAAGTATTGTAAAGGGATATGTATGTAGAATCTCGACTATCCCCCAAACTATAAATGGAGAAAATGTTACTATTAGTATGGATTGTGTAGGAGAAAGAAATAGTATAAGTACTCCTATATTTGAAAATATTATAAATTATATCTCCAAATCAGAAAATGAAGATATCTCATACATGGATATAACAAATAATGAAAGTTTTAGATCTATTATTGATGATCATAAAACATCTGATGGAGCGTTTAGATTTGTTCCTACAGGAATGGATGGAAGGTCATTACCTGAGTATATGAGTTATATTTCAAAATCTATCTTAGATATATCAAAGAATGATTCTATATATCTCTGTGCAAATAAAATAGATTTCATATATTCTTTGTTTAATGGAGTAAATCTTATGAGGTTTATCATAGTTAAGAAAAGTAAGAAATGTAAGATAGACACAATATTCGTTACTAGACGAATGTAGGGGTGGGTTTATTGGTCACATCTGATGAAAGACAGATGAGAGATGTAATATTGTTGTATACTAAGATGCAAGATCATATCATGTTTCTTGGGCCTAATGCAACAATGAATATGAATGTCTCTTTGTATATTCCTGTAAAAGCTGGAGAGGGATATACAAAAAAATATTATTATAGAGAAGTGCAATATACAGATAATGAGGGATTTAAAAAAAGAAAAATAGTTAGAGGATTTGATTGTTTTCTAACTATAGAAAATCTTAGAAGAAGCAAATCAGATTTTAGAGAGTCTGTCATGCTAAATGCTGGTCATTTAGAGATGCTTAGATTATCTCTATTACCGAAATTAGAAGACTTTGTATTATATCCCGAGAATACTTATGAATCCAGAAAAGGAAAATTGTACGCAAAGAAATCTGAAGGGGTAACTATAGATCTGCCAGGGAATAAGTATATTATATTTAGCCCTGGACTGCATAAGTATTATAATGAAGAAGTACAACCTTGTTTAGATTTGTACTTAAATAATAAAAATAATATCATAAGTATGAGTTTCCAAAAGGTGTTGGAGTTTATGAATCTTATAAGGACTTTTCAGATTTATAATTATGCTTGTACTATGATTAATGCAATGCCTACACCAATACCTGGATATAATATGTATGATATGAGTATAAATCAGGAAGAACTTTCATTCTTTGATACAAGAAATAAAAACAAGAGAATGCAGTAATCTGCATTCTCTATATTTTTTTTAGTTGATTGTAAGCATAACAGGTTGGTTCTTATTAGCAGCAGATACAAAGCTTTGATCAAAGATTTCTACTACTTGTTGTCTATCTCTTGCTTTTTCTTCAAGAGAAGATAATTTAAGATCAATATTTGCATATACTGTTTCTAAATTATCATACATCTTTAATTGTTCATATAAGTAAGTAGCCACATCAGCTGTTGCTAATCTTTCAAATATTTCCATTTGAGTAGGAGGAATTGTTTTCAAATTATCTGCATGTTTTACAAATAATGAAATAGGTATCCGCTGGAACTTAGTAATAAAACTAGCAGAAATAGCTACATTTAATTTAATTTTATTAGGAGGAATCCATTCTACGTAAATACCATTTGCAAAAGCAGATATATGGTCAGCCATCTGAACAATATCTGCATATGTTCCAAAATCAACAGATGAAGACATCATATCATATGTATTTACACCACCATAGGTCAAACCAGGAAAGTGGGCAGACCAGCTATGCCAATCTATATCCCCACATCCAATGATAGTCTGGCTTTCGCATATTGTTTCATCTATGAGCCAATAATCTCCTTTTTGGTTTTCAGGACCAAGTTCATAAGGAACTTTATTAGGAAAATAACGAGAGAATGTATCTAATGTTTCATTACAAATAACTTCTCTTGCCCATTTATCTTTAGAAAGATAATCTGGTAAATTCATCTGCATTGTTCCTAAACGTCGTTCTATCTTATTAAGGAGTTTAGTCATTTCATTTGCCATTGGCATATTATTCACTAATCCTTTCACATTAAAAAGTCTATTATAGTAATGTGAAACAAAAAAAACAAGGGCTTATTATAAGCCCTTGGGAACTTTGTACTCCCCGTTTTTAAACAGGGAGTCGTTCTTTTTTTGAAGCTTTTCTTGGAGGAGTTTCTGACGATACTCCTCCATATCTCTTTGATAAGCCTTTTCACCATAGGTGATTAAATTAGGCTTATCATAATACTGATCACTGTACTTGCCAGTGACCTGTTCCACCTCTTTCAAGAGGTTGGCATGATAGTTGATCACGCTAACCCCTTGATATACTCCAGCAATAATTATGGCGAAAATGATAAGATCTCTAAGTTTTTTCATTTTATTCTCCTTTTCTGGGTACTTATTGTAGTACCCAAAACAAATTTTTGTATTTTCACCATAATAATATACAGTTAAGTTTTCTTACTTTTACACTATTCAATTTCTGTAACATCCATCAAACTAGGAACTTTATTTTCTTTGATATCTCCTAATCCTTTATTAGGAACTATAGCACCAGGAATCTTATTAAGATCTACATAGTCACCATAATCTACTTTAGGAACTTTAGGAATTATATCCCCAGGATTAGGTTCATTTTTTCCAATGAATGATTTTTTATTCATACTTTCATAATCCACCTTTCCAGGTTCTATGGAGTTCAATCCATCCCCGATTTCTTTTTCATCTAAAAGCACATCTTTATTATATAAACTTGCATAATAATCCACAGCATCTTTTATTCCTGTAATTAGAATACTGAGATTGTGCATTACTAATATAAACTTCTTTGTAGATTTATTGTACAACCCAAATATATCAGGAGATACAAAGAAGCCTTTACTTAATACCATCTTATCTTTAAAATCTAAAGATTCAGGATAAGATTTACTTAGCAAATCTACTACATAAAATAGATTTTTGAATAGGATATTTTTATCATCTTCAGAGTTTAAGGACAGAGACTGGATATTCTTTTTATCTACATATTTGAAAATAGTTTGTTTTATTTCTCCAGTAACCTCAACATCATTTAGATAATAATATTTCATTAAATCCCATTCTTTTTCATTTACTAAATCAAATCTAACCCTTTCTACTGCATCTCTAGGGTTAATAAATTCAATCTTATTTCTAGGAGTAGTTATATAAATCGTTGTATCTTTTTTCTCATCCCTGATGATTTCTGCTCCTGTAAAGTAATATGCCCCTTTATTATAATAATTTTCAGAAATGATCCTCTGATATCTTGTAAAGATCTCTATGAAATAATCAAACATGGCTTCATCTGTTCTTAAAGCAGGAGATGCAAAAAGCTTATTTGCTTTCTTAGCTGCTTCTATTTCAGATCTGCGAATAAGATCACTAATAAAATCAGGTTCTATAATACCTGCTGCAAACAAAGGGATAGGATCTTCGATGAATGCCATCTTAAAGAACTTAGTATAGTTTATAAAACTATTTTCAAAATAGTCATCATTAATAGCTAAATTATACATTCTACGAAATTCAATATTCGTAGATAGCCATCTATCCACTTTATTTTTTACAACCTTTGTTCTAGAGATCTTTATATTATTCTCTAATGAAAAGCATATAGTATCTTCATCGGGGAGAATATAAGAATGGATATAATCCAGTATATTACCAGATTCAGCCTTTCCTCTACCCCAAATATAGATCATATCTATTATATCCATTAAACTCATAGGCCCCATAATACATAGATTATGATAAGTTACAGGAAGATACTTCTCTCCGTCTATACTCTTATTTACCTTTTCAAAAGGAGTACGGAGATTTAACCAATTAAGATTCTTATCAATCTTGTCATATCCAAGATTTCTAAATAAGGAAGCCATATATTGGAGTTGGGTTAAATGATCTCTAGTACAATCCCCTTGTTCCATTTGAAGCATTTTGTCATAGGAAGTGATCTTAATATCTTTTCCT